CGCATATTCTATCAAGCCTCAAAGGTTTGTTTGCCCAACATCCCGATACGATTCTTGACGGAGAACTTTACAATCACGAATTGAAAGAAAATTTCAATAAGATTACATCTCTTGTTCGCAAACAAAAACCTGTTAAAGGAAAAAATGACACGGATGCAAGTTTTGCCAAAAAGCAAAAAGCCTTTGCCGAAAGACTTGAAGAAGCAAGAACGACAATCCAATATTGGATATACGATACTCCACAAATTAACATTTTAGATAGTAGCACAAAATTTTCCTTGCGATTGGAGGAGTTGAATTCTCTTTTCCCACAAAATGATTCTTTGGTTCTCGTCTCAACATCGCAAATTCATAGCGAGAAAGGTTTGGACGAAATGTACGGAGTGTACCTTGAGGATGGGTATGAAGGTCAAATGATTCGTACTAATTCGCCATATGATGAAAACAAGAGAAGCAAAACCTTGTTAAAGAGAAAAGACTTTCAAGATGCAGAATACAAAGTAATCGACATTGAAGAAGGTAATGGCAATAGAAGGGGTACTTGCAAGCATTTAGTTTGTTTTTGCCCAACTACCCAAAAAACATTTAATTCTAATGTAAAAGGTTCTTGGGAATATCTTAAAGAGATATTGGATAATAAAGATCAATATATTGGCAAGGAAGCTACAATAAAATTCTTTCAACTTACGCCCGATGGTATACCGAGATTTCCGTTTGCAATAGCATTCAGAGATTACGAATAAGGCTTGACTTTACTGACAAAACAAAGTATAATGTCTTATAACAAGAGAGGAAAAAGAATGAATGGAATTATTGATATACTTAATATCGTTTGGAATAATGTATTGGTACTTAATGAACTTAGATAACTAAACAAAGGAAAAAACATGATAGACCCAAAAAAAGTAACTAACTATAATCGAACTCAATGGCAACTACAAGAGTTTTTGCTATACTGCATATGTGTCGCAGGAAAAAAGAGTGAGATTGAAACACGCAAACTAGACACATTTCTAGAAGGAGCAAGAGACCAAAGTCTGTACCCATTTGACTATATTAGGCATTTAAGGGCAACGGGCGATTTGGTTGATGAATTGGCACGATGCAAGATTGCACCTTATAAGGCAAGACTTAATTCATTTGAAGATTGTGCAGATTTAATGCCCGATGACTTGATTGGAATTACGATTAAAGAATTGCAAGAGGTTCGTGGAATTAGCACCAAGACTTCGAGGTTCTTTCTTACTCACTCAAGCGAGGACTATGATGAGCCTGTTTTAGATACCCATATTTTGCGGTACTTGCGTGATCTTGGGTACAAGAATGTACCAAAGGCAACGCCCCAAAATCCCAATATCTACGAAAAGTTTGCAACCATGTTCAAGCGTTTGGCTAATTTTGAAGGCATGAGTGTGGCAGATTTCGATCTGAAGATTTGGAAAGAGTATTCATATGGAAAGCAAATATCCTAAATATAGGAGGATTAAATATGGCTCAAAGATGGAAGCATAAGTTGCGTAAAAAGATTTTGTACGGAAAACCAAAACCCAAGCCCAAGAAATACGACTTTTGAATTCGGTTGTCATCATGTCGATCCCTCACTCTACGGAGTGGGGGATTTTTTTTGCAGGTGATATATTACATAAGTGCTTGACTATCAACGACTTGCGCGAGCGGCCGCCGCCGCTGTAAACCCTTGGTGGGCAGGAGGTTACGACTATTTTTAATTTTATCAAAAAAAGACTTGACTTTGCGCCGTTTTCTGTCATACTATATATATGATACGAACAAAAAGGGAAGAAAGATACGAAATTGATTTTGGTCGAGAGGTTTTTGTCTACAAGAATCTCCATAAGGATTGTTGGAGCATAAAGCAGGATGGTTTAGTAAAAGCCCATACGGACGATGTTACCCTTTACAATGTAAACATGAAGGTAAACCAAAAGGGTAGGAAAAGAGTTCTTAGGGAAAAAAGAAAAAATGTCCATGCAGGAATCAAAGGCTATCTCAGCCATAAATTTTTCTCGGATGTTTGGGATGATATTGCAGAAACTGAGCTTACAGAAATCACTTACAACCCGTACAAGTATGCGTCTTTCGTGGATAAGGCTACAGAAAAGCCTAGATGGTTTGCTTGTATCGCTAAACTGAATAAAAAATCTGTTTTTGTTGAAAAAAACGCTTGACAAAACCCCGAAAATTTGAGATAATATACTTATAACAATAAAAAAAGGATAATTAAAAATGGTTAATATAATAGACACGACTGAGATTCAATCTCCAAAAGTAAATCTTAACATCTGTGGTGGCAATCACACGAGGGTTGATTTGAGCGAAGTTGCTCAAGTTGGAACTCCCGAAGCTACAGAAACTTGGCGTCCAATTGGACATACCTTTCTAATCGACAAGGTGCAGTCTCGTTTGGCAGACAGAGGTTTTGAGGTTTTGGGTGAATCCCACAATCTTGCCCGAAATGGTCAAAGGTACTTTGGTTTGTTTCAAGTATCCCACAAGGATAGAGAGAATAACGAACGAGGCACAATCGTTGGATTGCGGAATGCTCACGATAAGTGTTTTCCTGCAGGATTATGTGCAGGAGATGCACCATTCGTTTGCGACAATCTCATTTTTCACAATGAGGTAACACTTGCCCGAAGGCACACCAAGAATATTCTGAATGACCTTGACCAAGTTATTTCTCGGACGCTTGGAAAGTTGTTCGGAATGTGGAACAAGCAAGACAATCGGATCGAGGCTTATTCTCAATTTGAGCTAGAAGATTCCCAAGTGAACGACCTTGTTGTTCGTTCTTGTAAGGCAGGAGCATTACCCAAGTCAAAGATTATGGATGTCGTTGAGCAATGGCAAGATTCTGACCACGATGAGTTTTCTCATAGGAACATGAATTCGCTTTACAACGGATTCACCGAAATCTACAAGGGAAATCTTATGGCTCTTCCGAAGCGTTCTGAAGCATTGCACTCTGTGCTTGACGCTGAAGTTGGATTTGCAATAAACTAAGGAATAAAATTATGAAGTTAGAAAAAGTACTAGAAAATCACAAAGGTAGATTTGTATCTCTTCTCGTCCAAAGGGGCGATGAGCGTAAACGCCATTCCGTTAAAGTCGGAGCAAGCAATAAGCTTATTTGCTTTAGGGATATGAACGCGGGAAACCGCCGCGTCGTTCCTGATCAAATACTCAAGGCTAAGTGTGGCGGAGCTGTATTTGTCAGTAAGTCGGTCTAGGTTGTAACGTCGCACATGCGGCGCAACGAAGGGTCCACTGAGTATTCGGTGGGCCCTTTTTTTGTAAGCTGTTGCCAGTGAAGGGCTTGCGAACGCGGGGGCCGATGCCGCAAGTTGTTGGCTAACAAGGGGTAATGACTATTTTTTTATTTTACAAAAAAAAGCTTGACTTCGGGGTGGTTTCTGTCATAATTATAGTTATGACAATTACAGAGTTAACCAAAGAAGATTTGCAGGTCATTTTCGATGTCCTCAATGTTTACGACCCGAACGACATTCAACAGGTTTATCCCGAAATGGGAGAAAAAGAATTCCTAGACGGAGTGACAACTGCGTGGAGGAAGATTCTTTCCGTTTTGGATGAGACCACAAAAAGCCGACAACAATTCAAACTAGGAGTATAAAAAATGGGACTAGATCAATACGCATACGCAACGCCTCAAGAAACAGAGGAACAAGAAGAACTAGCTTACTGGCGTAAGCATAACCGACTACAAGGTTGGATGGAAGAACTTTGGGAGGATAAGGGTAGACCGAATTTTAACGATGTTGAAAATCCAATGGGAGACTTTAATTGTCAACCCCTTGAACTCACACATACAGATCTTGAGCAACTTGAGGCAGAGATAACGAACAAGACTTTACCCGAAACAGGTGGGTTCTTTTTCGGAGACGATAGTTTCGATTGGGAAAGCGAAGATGGTAAACCTTTTGAAGAAGGGGATTACTTCTATAAGTTGACTGATTTGAAGTTTGTCCAAGATGCTCGCAAGGCAATTGAGGACGGAAAAAAGGTTTATTACAATTGTTGGTGGTAAGCAATAAAAAGCTTGACAATTCACATAAAATTTGAGAGAATTATATAATGCAAACAATAGACATTACACCAAAATGGGAGGCACTTATACCTGCGATGGTTCAAGTCCTCAGAAACCCAAAAGCCAACTTCGAGTCCATTAAAGGCATTACCGAGGAACTTACTCGTCTTGCAAAGATTGTGGATACTCAAAATGAGAAAAACAAAAATGAACGATAAAGTAGAGCAACCTGTTAATTCTTATACCGAGTTTGAAAAGCTCGCATGGATTTCTGATAAACAAATTCCGACAGTTGACTCAGAGGTCAATGTCAAGATCAATGGTATCGGTCGCTCCAAAGTCCTCAAGTACTTTGTTGAGCATGGTTTCATTGGATTGCTTGTTCAACCTTTGAATCCCCCAACTTGGTACATCAAGCAAAATGGTGCGAATGAACCTTGCCATGTTTACCCTGCCGAATGTCTTGAGCTTGAGGTTCGTGACGAAGAAGGTAAGGTTGACTCTGAATTTTACGACAAATCTTTAACAACTGCTTAAGAGAGTATACTTATGACAAACGAAGAGATAAGAGAACAAATCCAAGAAAACATCATTGCCTACATTGATAGTAAGGCATTCCTTCACGCAGAACAATTCAAAGATGACCTTTGCCAAATTGTAGTCGATTGTTTTGCTGAAGATAAAAAGAAGGAGAATAATGCCGACAGATATTACTATCACCCCGAAGAGGTTTTTAACCGAGAATGGTTTGAGCGAAACAATTCCAAACTTTAGGCTTGACAAAACCCCGAAAATTTGGGAGAATATACTTATGAATTATTCAACAGATGAACACGAATATACTGAATTAAAAGCTCAGTTTCACCAAGAAAGAATGCTTGAGCCAACTGAGCCACATGATGGGGGCTATCTTTTGGTTGATGACAACCAAGTGGAAGAACCCGTAGCATTTCGCTCTGTCGATGGAGCAGTTGATTGGAGTGGGTGTTACGAAAATTATACAGTTTACCAACTGAAGAAAGTTTTATGAACAAGACACAAGTATTAACAGGCGACCAAATCACGCAATACAGAGCAAGGGTATTGCAGAAGGCGTTATGGCTAGAACTCAAGGGAATGCAAAGGAGAGGACAATCGGCTTACTCCATCATAAAGCAGGAGTTTGGGCTAAAGGGTAATAAGCAATCCGTACACGACCAACTAAAGGAGATTCTCGATGGACAGTAAAATGAGTTTTGAGGCAGGTTATGTAGATGCGGTTTGTGCGAGGGATGAATTGGGCGTTATGCCTCCTTTGGATAGACCAACATACGATGATGACGCAGAAATGTGGGAATTGTGGTTTGAATACTTTGACCCATATGAAGGCTCTAACGACTTGGTTTGCTTGCCATTTGAGACTATTGAGGAAGCTCAAAAAGTAATTCGGGATATTCAAACCGAACGATTCGGCAATCAGAAATTACTTGACGAAAAAAAAGAGAAAGCTAAAAAGGAGAAATAGGGGCGAGCCAAATATGGGGCAAATATACCCCTTGGTCCGCTCTCTACCTCAGATTCAATTAAGATACCTAACGCTTTCGTAGTCAACGACTTATGGAGGCGGGGGCCGCGCCCGTAACCTATTGACAGTCAAGGTGTTGCAACTATTTTTAATTAAACAAATTTTTTGCTTGACTTACAGGGGGAATCTGTCATACTATAGGTATGATTAACAGTAAAGACAGAATGAAAGAATTCAATAAACTTCCTCCAAACACAATTGCTTGGGAAACCTTTAAGCGACTAGTCGGTCAATTCGGGCTTGAAGGTGGAATTGAAAAAGCAAAAAAGATTACGAAAAAGCTTGACAAGCAAGGCTAATTGTACTATTATAAAGGCATGATTAAAACAACTCTACTCACGGCAGGAAATGCCAAAATTGTTAAAGGCGAAGCTTTCGGATATATGACCAAAGGCATCCATCTTGCTCCTGCAAATCTTTCGGGCTATGAAGCTTGTCAATGGCGTAGCAAAGGATGCACAATGGCTTGTTTGAATACTGCGGGTCGTGGTCAGCAAAATTCTGTCCAAGATTCACGCATTGCAAAGACAAAGTTGTTCTTTGAGCAAAAGCTTGCGTTCATGGAAAAGCTTGCAAAGGAAATTGCTTCGGGCATTAAGTCAGCAATCAAGAAAGAAATGACTGCGGTTTTTCGCCCTAACCTTACAAGTGACTTGACTTGGGAAAACATCGAAGATGAAGATGGGCAAACTCTTATGCAAAAGTTTCCCGACACGCAATTTTATGACTACACCAAGTCGTTTATGCGTATGGCTCAATTTATCAATCGCAATCCCGATTTTCCTAGTAACTACCATTTGACCTTCTCTCGTTCAGAGAATAACCAAAAGCTCGTTGAGATGGTTTTGCAAATGGGTGGTAATGTTGCGGTCGTCTTTCGTGGTCAACTCCCCAAGACTTGGAAGGGTTACGAAGTCATAAATGGTGACGAAAATGATTTGCGTTTTTTGGACAAGCAAGGTGTGATTGTCGGTCTTATCGAAAAGGGTCTTGCGAAAAAGGATGAGACAGGATTTGTGCAGGAAGGGATAAATTCATAATGGATTACTACGAGTCAGCCGAGGGTTTGACCATAACAAGAGATAGAGCATTGCAAGAGGTGCGTAGTCACGGAGCGTGCATTTATTGGTTTTTCCATGAAGTGGGTCGCAAAAAAGAATATTCCGCACAAGAGGTTCTTGATTGGTTAGGCTACTAAGTTATTGATAGTCAGGCACTTGCGTGCGCGGGGGCCGCGTGGCTAAACCCTTGTCGCCCAACGCTTTACAACTATCTTTAGTTTCATGAAAAAAAGCTTGACTTTGGGGTCGATTCTGTCATACTATAGGTATAGTTCTTTTGATAGTTTAAGTATTTTTGTGGGGTTGTAGCTCAGTTGGTTAGAGCCTTGTCCTCCTTCATCGTGAAATTCTAGATAAATTAGCGAACGGCTTAATTATCCGTGGAGCAAACAAGAGGTCGGTGGTTCGAATCCACCCAACCCCTGCTCTTTCTGTAGATGCGAAAGCATTGAACAACGAGGCGTCAGCACACGCCTACAACCTTCGGGAGAGAGAAAGAGGTTCACAATTTTGAGAGTCCAGTACGAAGCCTAGTAGGACAGGAGAATGTGTCACATCGTCAGTAAGATGGCGTAGGATTTATTGCGGTGGCTACGCAACTCTCAATTCACTTTATATTTCAAAGAAAAAGCTTGACAACTGCCCCATAATTTCATAGAATATATACATAATTAAAAAAAGGAAAACTATGTACAGAATTGATGACGAAAACGAACACTTGAACATTGACGATAATATAGGAGCGGAAGTTGCAATGGACGCTTGTATGGGGGCAATACATGAGTTACTGCTCGATCCAATGATAGCAAAGGACGAGCTTTCCGCAGAGGATGGAGTTCTGTTTGCTGTAATAGGACAGACCTTAAAGACTATTGCCTTGAAGGCTCAAGCCTACGAAGATGTTTACGAGAAGGGTATTTTACCCAAAAATTCTCAAAATTAACCCTTGACAAACTCTCTTAAATTTGCTATTATATATACAATGAAAAGAATAAAACTAACCGAATACGCAAAGTCGCTAATCTCAAAACTTGGTCAATCCATCTTGTTTATTACAGATGAACCAAGGAAGCTAAACCTTCTAAAGAAGTTCAGCTTTCGCTATAAGAAAAATGGCTTTACCATTAATCGAGTCGTGAAGGCAGTTGATTATGTCAACGCAGTTTCGACAATTCGCACAGAATACCCAAAGGTGGTTGTGCAAGAGATTAAGGAGGTTGCTTAGTGGAGAATGAGTTCGACTCCCCTTTCGTCCTCACCTGCATTGATGACCTTGCGGTAATTATGCGAAAAAATCATCCTGCCTATAAAGAGAAAAAGGGAGACAGATATTTGAGTTTGGATTGCGTCCTAGCTAATGAAGGAAAATTAGCAGATATAGCAGATCAATTTCACTACGGAAACAATGACCCGATATGGGTTTTAGAAGAAAAATAATTATGTCAGTATCAAAAAACAGTCGATGCTCTGAAATCATGCAAAACATGACTCAAGGCAAGTATGTAAAACAAGGAAAATTTGCAGATTACGGGTCTATTCCCGAAGATAGCATTTATTACCACACAAAGCTCGCAGAAAAAGCGGATGCGGAAAGGGCAGAGAGAATTGCACAAAGCAAGATAAGGCTTAGGGCAAAAGGTTTGGCATGATTGATACGGAACATCATTACCTTGTCATGCAAATACGAGATTTGCTAGAGAAGAAGCTAGACCTTACAGTCCGAAATCATGGACTTTGGAGAATTCAAGCCTTAATCCATGACGAACTAGAGGAGAGAGACCTGTTAGAGTCGAGTGGAGAGGTGAAGCTCCCCGACATGGGTGATCACGCAAATCCCTGATAGCCAGGCACTTACGTGCGCGGGGGGCGCGAGCCCAACTCGTTGATAGCCAACGCCTTGGGACGAAAGAAAAAGCTTGACATATCTTCGGTAGTGGTGTATGATGTATGTATGATGAAAATTAAGATAAGGAAAACAATGATCTTCACTAAGGCTCGACCTCACAAGCTGAAGAATAAACTTCTTGAGCGTAAGCAAAAGCACAAGAAAAAGCTTGACAAGGACTCTTAATTTTGCTATATTATAGGTATGATTAAAAACACAGAACCTCTCTTTAATTTTAATGTCGTGGCGATTCATCGCAAAACTGGCAAGGTTCAGTTTGTGACCATGCCCGCACCAAGCCAAAAGGACGCAGATGATTTTGTTGCTGATGTACAGCCCGATTGGATTGTGGTTCGCTCGGGGGAATAATTTATGGAAAAAAAATACGAAGTATTAGAAAACGGAACTTGCTACCCTCACAACTCTTTCAAGAAGTGTCGTGAGGGCTTAGGGAAAGCTTACGAGAACGCAGAGCAAGCTTTTGAGGAAAAAGGTTGGGAGCTTTGGCAACTTGAAATCGTTTGCTCTACTTACGATGCTACGGGCAAGGTTGTTTCTTGTGAAGTGATTGAGGAGTTTGATGTACCAAATGAAGGGTATATTGACGAGAGCATGGACGGAGATTTCGATTCTGCCATGACTTCTGCAGGCTTAGGAACTGACGAAGATTATGGTAGCTTCGGAGACGAAACCTATGGAGCGGACTTTTGATGTATAAGTTTATTCACGAACACCATGCGAGGCAATTTGTCTACATGAAACAGCAAAATGGAGTTGACACCATTCTCACCAAAGGTGAAGGATGTTGGTGGGTAGAGGAATTATAGTTTTCCTATCCCGTTGACAGTCAGTCATTTGCGGCCGCGGGGGGCGGCCTCCTAAAGTGTTGCGACACAAGGCTTTATGGGTGAAAAAAAGTTACTTTTATGAAAAAAAAGCTTGACTTTCGGTCAGATTCTGTCATACTTGTATACATGATTAAGAATAAAAAGGATATAACTCTCCCAAGTTTTGATGACTTGGTTTTTCAAGACCACCCGAATACTCCCGATGGAGTTCAAGCTCGCTTGAGCTTTGGGCATGATGACAGATTCAGTATTTCTGTTGTCTCAATGAAGGGTAAGGAGCAACAATTCGGTGGGCTTTATGGCTCTGTTGCAGACAATACTTACGAGGTCGCATTGTTTCATTACGACAGGATGCTTCCTTTGTCTGTTAGCGATGATGTTCTCGGTTGGCAAACTCCTACTGACATCACTAGGTTAATGCACCAAGCAATCCTAAACGATTTCGCTTGGGTTACCTTACTTCAAGAGACGAGAGATGAATTTAGGAAAGAATTAGACCTTGACTAATTAGCTAAAATTTGCTATTATACTATAATGGATACTCAATTAAACAACTACCGAGTTCTCAAAAACGGAAAATCAATGGGGAGTTTCATTGGAACTCTCGACCAATGCGTTAAGGCGATTCGGATACTAGAAGCCTCGCTTGATCGCTATACTCAACACTCACCTTATACCATAGGGAGAATATAATTATGGAAGATACAACTTACAACGGATGGAAAAATCACGCAACTTGGAATGTCGCCTTATGGATTGGTGGAGACGAAGGTCTTTATGAATTCGCCAAAGGTTGTGAAAATTATCACGACTTTGCTTCTCAGATGAGAGAATGCTTTGATTCTACCGAAACGCCCGACAGAGTAGCTTGGAATGATTCGGGGCTAAATTACGAAGAGCTTGATGAGATGATTCAAGACTTGGGTAAATAGTTGAAATAGGCTAAGCACAAATAGTCGAAATAGGCAACTGGCGAATAGAAAAGTTTATCTTAGCTTAATCATAACCAATTCCGTAAGCTCCTGATTAGCAGGGGCTTGCGGATGCGGGGGGCGCGCCCGTAAGCCGTTGAGGGGTAGCGATTTACGACTTGGATAATTTTATGTTTTTTTTCATTTATTTTCGCCCGTTTCCCTAAGATGCTGATAGACAGCGACATGGGGGGCAAGAAAAATGATGATTTAATTTGACAAACCGCTTTTTCTGTGGTATATTATAGTATAAGTTAAAGAAAATTATGATTACAATACTAATACACGAATTCCACTCTTTCATCTCTGTGAAGATTTTAGAGGGTGGAGAATTTCCACGAGTCCGAACAACGGGACGCCTTGACGGATTGCACAGAATCCTCAAAAATGAGCTTGCTCACTTCAAGCGAATGGGCATTGAAGTTTCCTTTGCCCGAAAGAACTCTGGCAAGTTCGGGGGAATAAAATGGAAAGACATCGCAAGCCTAAGATAAGGCTTGACTTTTTCCTAAAACTCTGTCAGTATACATATATGATTAAGAATAAAACAAAAGCTTTCGTTTTCGATTTCGATGATACGCTTGCCTTTACTGATGCAAAGGTTCATGTACTGAGTCCTTCAAGGCTAGTCCGTAAGAGCTTAACCCCTCAAGAGTTTAACACTCACAAGTTGCGTGAAGGTGAATGCTTCGACTTCTCCGATTTCGACAGAGCAAGCCTCATTCTTGACGGGAAACCTTCCGAGCTAATTGACTTGGCAAAGGATGTTTTCTCTGAAGGGCATTCTGTGTTTATCTTAACTGCTCGCATGGATTGCGTTTCTTCCGCTATCGCTCAATGGCTTACTGACTTCGGAATTGTTGCAAGGGAAGTTCATTGCGTAGGAGAAAAAGGCATGGACATTGCAAAGGCGAAAAGAATGGTCTTGCTTTCAATTATTGAAAACTTCGACAAGGTTTGGTTTTTTGATGATGATGCTCGCAACATTAAGCTTGCAAGCGATTTACCACTAAAGGCAAAGAAAGTTTGATTTTTCGCTTGACATTTAAGAAAAAATTTGCTATATTATAGGTATGATTAAGATAGAAAAGAATGGAAACTTCAGAGGTTTTTTTAATGTTTTTGCTTTCGGCAAGCTTGTCAAGCAAGTGCAGGGTCGGGCTAGAGCGGTCTCTTTAGCGGGTGACCTTGCAAAGCTAAACAAGCAAACCCACTTCGTGAACCACTCCAACAAAATGATAGAGGTGACCAAATGAATTGGGAGATACTTTTATTCTTGCCTTGGCTTGTTGTTTTTTGGGTCATGTTTCGTGACCTATTTGCGACGCAAAAACCTTGGTAGCCTAAGTCTTTGCCTAGCAACCGCTTAGGAGAGCGGGGCGCGCGCCCCCAACTAGCTGACAGTCAAGAACTTAGGTGGTGGAGGCAGGGCGGTCGCTGTACCCGTATGGGTTTGCACAAACCAATCATCTTCGCAAACTGGTTCGCTATCAAGACAAGCGACAAAGCCCACTTGATGAAAATTCATGCCCGTAATTCCGTTGACGCGTTCGCGTGTCGTTGGAGTGTTCCAACCTGCAAGGGTTGCAAAAACTACTCCGCTTACATCTCTGCGGATAATTTCATTACCATGCAAGAAAACGCTCGTGCCATCTGTGCGAGTGTTTCCGACTTTTAAGGATTCGCCTTGTTCAAAGGCTTTCTTGATTTGTTCTGTTACTTTTCTCATAAATTTAAACTGTGTCCATTTTGGGGACTCTTCGATCTTTTTTCATTTGTAAGTCAAGAGCTTCTTGGGCTATCTCAACAATCTGACCCATCCAATCCTCAATGTTGGAGGCGTGGAATTTAGCAAATTCTCCGTCCTCATCTTGCTTTTTTCTTGCTTGCTCGGCAATGCGTTCAGCCTTTTCGCCCATGCTTAGGACTTTCGAGGCGAGAGTGAAACCGCCTTCTTGTAGCGGAGTGTCGAGAATTTCTTTAAATGTAGTTTTCATTATGTATATAATATTAGCAGAGAATTGGCGATTTGTCAAGGCTTTTTTTCAATTTTCTCCTTAACCATTTGAGAAATCTTTTTAAGGATATTAGTTTTTCCCTTGGCTTTCATTATCAAGGCGAGCTTCTGAAGGTTTCTTTTTCTCTTAATCATACTAATACAATACCACAAAAAAATGGATTTGTCAAGATTTATTTTCGTTTTTTTTAATTTAGTCGTAAACTACTGGCAGTAAGGTAGTTACGAAAGCGGGGGCGGGACCCGTAAGTCCTTGTTGCTTAGCTAGTTGCGAAACTAATCAGGCAACCAAGATAGAAGCACCCGACCATAACCCCTGCGAATAGGGTGTATAAGACGGCACATATAATTAGGTTTCTGTATTCTCTCATGTGTTTTAGGATGTGGCGTAAACGAAAATTGTGGTGCAAGCCACAAGGGTAATCAGAAGCATTATAAAACGGCAGGGTTTACTTCACCGAAAGCTCCACATTTCGGGCAAGGCGATTCGTCATGCCACTCGATGAAAGCTCGCTTGCCGTTTGCATTTACATCCTCAAGGATATATTTTGCTGAGTCAAGGCAAAGGAATTTGTGAGCGTAAGACCTTGAACCCCAAGAATTTCCTGTCATGGTAATCATGAGGTAAGGGTTTTCAGGGACTTTAGTTTCGCCAATTAGTTTGATATTGTAGTACATAATTTTTTATTCTCCGAAGATTTCACGAAGCGAACCGCTGACATTTTCCATATCAACGAGATTTTCGTCATTGTCAAAATCGTCTTTGTCTTCCTTTTCGACTGCATCGAGGGAAAGAAATTCCTCTTTCACTTCGTCATCTGAAGCGTTTTGCACTCCATGCTCAAGGACAAATTCTTCCGCCTTGAGTTCTTCAAGCAAGCCTTGAAACTGCGGAGCAACTTCGGAAGCGTTCGCAACTGCGTTTTTAATTAGTTCTAGTCTTTTTGATTCTGTCATAAGTATAATCTAAAGGATTTTCGGTTAAAAGTCAAGCTTTTTTTTCAACTATTTTTAGCGTTCGTCCCAAACGCCTGCGTTTTGTTCCATGGACTTGAAGCCAACACGCTCCTCGAATTCGATCATTTCGACTTCCCAAATGGCATCTTCGAGGTGCTTAATTGAAAGGTTGATCGCATCGATTGCGTCTTGATTGGTAGTCTTGGCGAGCAAGGCGTGAGCATCTTTAAGGCGGAGTTTTAGTAGGAATGAATTCATATTTTTTATTTTTAGTAGTTAATCTTTCTTAATCTTATATATACAATATACCATAAGAATACCCATTTGTCAAGCGAATTGGCGTTTTTTCTTGTCGCGCAAAGTATTGCCATTCAGGGGGTTATGAATTTGATGAAAAAAAAATGAAAAAAAACGAAGAAAAAAACGAAAAGTTAAAAATGTTTTCGTAAGGTGCTGACTGTCAAGCACTTCTGTGCGCGGGGGCCGCCCTCGTAAGGCGTTGCCTATTAAGGCTTTACGCGGGAAACAAACCGTAACGGCGTTTACCGTTAGAGTTCGCAAGGCGAGAGCGGAGAAGCCTTTCGGCATCACGCTTACGCATAGCGATGGATTCGACTTGCCAAACAGAGCCTGCTTGGTTGAGGATGGATTTTAGTATATACATAATTTTTTAAGTTTTATTAAGGATTAAGCGAAGAAGCCATGCTTCTTGATCTCGCTAGGCTTGAACGCAAAACGCTTTTGAGAGCGGTAGAGACGGCAAAGGACGACTTTACCTAAAGAGTCGCTAGAGCCAAAGCCCATGACTTGGAAGATCCGCCCTTGGCGGTTGGTGACGATATCATTTTTCTTGAACATAATTTTTTCTTTCTTAATTTAACTTATACTATAATGTAACACAGTTTTGGTTGAATGTCAAATTTTATTTTGACTTTTTTTCATCTTTGGAGCGATGACGAATTTGAGGAGGATTTTTTCTCTTTGTGTTAATTTCATTGGTTGAACCTGTGGGGGTTTTCGAGTTTAGCAAGCTCGGCTTGCATTTCGGCAAGGTCTTCGCCAAAAACCTCATTGGCAACCTTAACGGACAAAGCCGTTTCGGGAGTTGCCTCATCGTTCATCTTTTCAAGAGCGGAGGCGAATGCTCCGATCTTGGCTCTTAATTCTTTTATTTTATTCATAATCTTTTTTAACTTTCTATATACAACATAACACACAAACAGGCAAAACGCAAATTATTTCTTCAACTATTTTCTTGCACAATCTTCTTGTGCTTCGCCTTGCGAGGCAAGACCTTATTACGCCTTTTCATCGGGCGGGACTTGGGCATGATTATTGTCTTTCTTACCTTAACTTTCATATGTATAACATAACACATAGGAGGGCGAAAGTCAAGCTTTTTTTTCACTTATTTCATGTCGTAAAGCCTTGACTATCAAGGGCTTCGGCGCGCACACCCCGCCCTCGTAAGGCGTTGGCTATTAGGTGGTTAGGCTTTTCCTACTAGATTCCAAGCAGTATGCCCTTTTGGAGCTTGGCAAGACTGAACGCCAAAGTCACGAAAGGTAATGTCTGCGACATCCCAAACATCGGAAACTTGAGCCATCCATTGCCCTTTAGTTGGTGCGTTTTTTTGGTACGGCAAAGTCTGATAAGTGCCGAGCTTGTCGCCATTGGCGAGCGTCATCTCTATGCGAGCTTGACGAAAGAGAATAAATGGAATATTGTTTTTAATCTTAATCATAATTGTTGAAATGGTAAATTGTTTAGCTTTTTAGCAATTCGGTTTGCCGATTGACGAAAGCAACGAATTGCTCTTGCGAGTCACGATTAGGCTTTTTTGATAAGCCACCGAAGGTGTTTTGCTCGAAGCCACCTAAGAGCATGACCCAAAATCTTTGGGTGTAGTTGAAACGGATTGTGAGATCTTTTTTTGTGAACATAATTTTTCTTTCTTTCTTAATTTAACTTATACTATACTATAAACCATAAAACGGCAAAAGTCAAATTATTTGGGCACTTTTCTTGTTTCGCTTTTAGTTGTTGCTCAACCACTTAGGAAAACCGTTAAAAAAAAGTGAAAAAAAACGAAGAAAAAAAACAGAAAACTAAAGGGTCTTTTATAAGGTGTTGACTACCAAGGACTTACGTGGACAGGGGCCGCCTGCCTAAGTGCTTATGGCTTAGGGGTTTACGCCTTAAAGAGGCCGTAGCGATATTTGCCCTTGCTATTCGCAAGGCGAGAGCGGAGAAGCCTTTCGGCGTCACGCTTACGCATGGCTATGGATTCAACTTGCCAAGCTGAGCCAGCTTGATTAAGGATTGCTTTTAGTATATACATAAATTTCTTATTCTCCATTGAGTTCGGTTGATACATCGAGCCACCATGTTTCGGGTTCGTCCTCTTGCGTAAAGTAACCCATTGCTTGCAGTTGGTCGAAGGCTTCGCCCTTTTCGGTGTCTGTGCCAAAGTTGAGAAGGTTGAGCCAGTAGTCTATAATGTCCATTTTCTTAGCTTTCGATTGTGTCGAAAAGGTCAGCGAATGAACCACTTACGCAATCCATATCGGTTTGTTCCTCATCGTTTTCGTCAATGTCATCCTTGTCGGATTCGACTGCGTCAAGGGAAACGAACTCTTGTTCAATGTCCTCTTTCGAGGCGTGTTGAGTTCCATGCTCAAGGACTAAATCCTCAGCGAGCTTTTCGGACTTGAGTTCCTCAAGCAATCCTTGAAACTGAGGAGCGACTTTTGTTGCGTTGGCAACGGCATTGGCGATAAGGGCGAATCTTTCTTTCTCATTTAACATAACTACATAATGACAGAATCTGAGAAAACCGCAAGCTAATTCGTATTCAGCTAACTTTCACTTGCGTAAAGCCTTGACAGTCAATGGATAGAAGAAGAATTTATTTTTAGGTATGTGCGGAGGAAAAACGCCCGAAAACTCAATCTCGACTTTTTTTATTGCACAAGCTATTGGTGCTCATGGGTTTATGGCAGAATTTTTCGTGATATTTTCGCAAGCTGTTGATACACAGGGGCTTGCGAGAGCGGGGGCCGCCCTCGTAAGGCGTTGCCTATTAAGGGCTTACCAGACGAAAGCTCCTGTTCCCTCTGGTCTGGCAGAGCCAGACGCTAGAGGGTGAAGCTCTAAGTCGGTGACTGGCACCGACCAAACCCTAGAGGAGAAGCCCCTAGCACGGACGACTGCGGTGTCGCCAGTTACGGACTCAACCACGCAGGAGAATCCACCGAAGAGAACTATATCGTTAATCTTAATCATACATACAATGTACCACAGAAACGGGCATTTGTCAAGAACTTTTTTCACTTATTTCGCTCCGTAAAGCCTTGGCTATCAAGGGCTTCGGCGCGCGGAGGGCGCCCTCGTAAGGCGTTGGTTATTAGGTGGTTAGGCTAGTCCCAAATCCCGCATTTCATCGTAGGTTGCCTCGTCGCAAGCGTCACGAACACCTTCGCGGTAGTTGTCGAGCCAAACATACTCGAAGCCTGTTTCGAGCTGATCGCTGAGGCGTTTAGGAAGCTCTTCGGAATCGCGACCTTCGTAGCCTGCTTCATAGGCTTCTTGTGCGATGTAGTCAATGTCTTGTGATTTGTACATACTACAGTATAACATATGAAAGGGACATATAGTGTCCACATGAAAGAAAGTTGTAAGTCACTGAGTATCAACGACTTACCGCCCCCGTCCCCGCCCTCGTAAGGCGTTGCCTATCAAGGGGTTAGCGTTGTGCTCGCTCAACTGCGTGCGTGATCTGTTGCTCTAGCTCGTGAATCTTTGAGTCTATGTCAATCTGTACGGATTGAATTTGTTGAGCTTCGGATGTCTTACCCGAACGCAATGCGTTCATGCGTTGAAGCGTGAGAGCTTGAAGGGTTGAGACTAGTCTGTCAATTTGTTCTTTTATCATAGCTTGTATTATAGGGGATTAAATGAATTTTGTCAAGATTATTTTTGCTTTTGTTGAGCCTCTAATTTAAGAAGCTCCACGGCATGAGCGTTGCGAGTCAGTACCCTTTGAAGGGCGAGGGCATTGTTTTTGGCTTTATCCGCAAAGTTAGCCCAGAAGCTAACACGCTCCCCATGCCAATTGATTAACTCTTTAACCCTATGGGATTCGTTTATTGTTTGATTTATTGTCATAATGTGTTGATTGTAAAGGGTTTATCTCAGTCGAAAAGACCATTGTCCCAATCCTTACGGACTGAGGCGAGACTGGCAACAAAGGCGACTGCCTCTTGATGCTTTGCTTCCTCAATGGCGATTGCAAGAGCATTGCGTAACTCGACAATCTGAGCTTGAGTCGCATTGACTTGCAACTGGCGAGAGTTACGCAAGGAAGGCTTGCGACTCTTGGCGAGCAATGTTTGCCACTCGGCAAGAATGGTAATTCTGCGAGCGATGGCGTTTTTAATTTCCTTGACGGAGGACGGAATTTCTACTGTATTTATCATAATTTTTTCTTTCTTTCTTAACTTACTATACTATACAATAGACCAGTTTTGCCCTAAAGTCAAGCGATTTGCGAAGTTTTTTTATGTTGTAAAGCATTGGCTGTTAGAGAGTTGCAAGAACAGGCAAAAAAAAGTTTGTTTATTTTTGCGAAGTTTTACCCTTATGTCGTAAGACGTTGCCTACCAAGGGCTTACGGGCGCAGGGGCCGCTCGCCTAACCGATTGACTGTTAGCTACTTAGGTCAAGTCCAACCATTTTGCTCAGCAATCAAGTTGGTGACTTGTAGAGAGTGCCAATTAGCTTGACGCAAGGCTCTCAAGTGCCATGAGGCGTTTATGCCTTCGGTGCGTTGAGCGGTAGCAGTCCACTTGGACGCTTGGCGTTTATGGTGAGCGATTTTATTTGCTATTTCCATTTTGGATTGCTCCTTTCTAGGATTGAGAGAAAGGCACACGCTACAGCGAGGAACGGAACGCAGAAAAGGCTAGCCCAAAGTGGGTCAGCAGTAAAGAATGGCATTACGAGAACGCACAAGCCGAAGGAAAGAAACGAGACGAGCATTATGCAACAGAACGAATCAAGGAGGGTGTTTAGTATTGTTTTAATCATGTTATTATATTAGTTTATTAAAGGGAAAAAGTCAAGCGTTAAATGCAGAATTTTCTAGCAATCCCAAGAGTTGAGTTCAACGCCTTGATTCATTAGAAGCTCGTTGAGCTTGTTCTCAAGCTTTTCTTGCAAGCTCCAAAGGTCTTGCTTCTCGGCAGGAGACAGAACGCAATCCTTGAAGGTTTCCTTGATTACGGAAATTTCAATTTCAAGGCGGTCGATTTGTGATTCTTGGTTCATATTTTTTTCTTTCTTTGTATTCTTTGTTTCTTAACTTATACATACAATATACCACAGAAAAACCCGTTTGTCAAGCGATTTGGAAAGTTTTTTACATTCGTAAGACGCTCATTGTTAACTGGTTGCGGAAATGGGCGAAAAAAAGTGAAGTTTTTTCTCTAAAGACCCCCCCCTTTTTTCAAATTCATTCAAAAAAGCGATCCTGAGATTTGGGTGGGGGGTGGTGTTTTTCAGTATCCCGAATTATCTTAAACATAATAAAATGGCGTTTCGGGGCTCTGGAGTGTAATTAACAATAGCAAAATGAAAGAAGTCCAAGTAAAACACATTATCACACCAGAACTTATTAAATCATTATACGAAAAATCAAGGACGCTACCACCAGCAGAAGCAAAGCGATTAATAGATCAATGCAAGTTCTTTTCTAGTCATATGGGAGAGTATCTTGTAAAAAAAAATGACGAATAGAACGTTTAAGGCACAATGCCCCGACACCTTGAAGCTCAAGTGTGCAAATGCTTATAATGCTCGTATCTTTCGTTGAGGAGGGTTGTTTTAATCTCCGCCCTCGGTTTAAGTAGCGCAATTCCTGCACGATGGCGGGCTTTAGTTTCTCCAATTTTTTCACAGAAATCGCTAACCTCCCTGTAGTGTGGGCGGCGTGAGTCGTGAAGTAGGATTTTTGAATCAACTCCCAGCTTTCTGGATAAGAGTATTGTTTGTATTATACTTGCCATCCTGAACCTTCCGTCAACCAGTATTAAGTCTGGGCAGATATTGAATTCGTGAATTGACATGGGGTACTTCTCCCATATTTCCAGATCCTTAACCATAGGAGTTCCTTTCAGCGAACATTCCCCCATGGGGATATACCTTAAGTCTACTTTGTCTTTTTTTTGTATCCGACCTAATACTACATCCCTCCATTCTTTTTTTGAATCTATTCCCGCGACCTTCTCTATATTGTCCATTTCTGCAGCGAGGACAGTGCTTCCTCCGAGGCCATACTCAAAGTAAACTTTGGCGTCTCGTAGGTTTTCCACAAAAAAACGGATTTCCGCTCTCGTCATGTTCGGCCTCATTTGTTTTCTATTTTTTTTATGATAAATTTAAGAATCTCACTTCTAAAGATGTCATCTGTGGTAAAGTCAAATGTGTGTATTCCGTTTTTCCTGCAGTCTTCCCCCGAGAAGACCTTCACCATGTCTTCGAATCCGCTTTTTCCGTTAATATCGCTTTGCATATAGTCCCCGCATATAAATAGCTTTGTGCCCTCCCCTATTCTTGTAACCAATGTAGTGAGCTCTTTGAATGTAAAGTTTTGCGCCTCATCCGCGATTACAACTTTATTTCTCCAGGAGGCTCCTCTTAGGTAATTTATCGGTACGGCGGAAATTCTTTGTGCTTTCATGAGCTCGTGGATTTCTGAGTGCGGGAGCATCTCCTCTAGTTTATCTAAGAGCGGGCTCATGTAGGGATTAAACTTCTCCTCTATGTCTCCTGGGAGCGCCCCCAGTCCCTTGTCGGCACTCTCAATCACTGTTCGCACATACAAGAGATCGAGGTCTTTGTTTTTGGACAGAAGGGACATCGCCGAATAAACGGACAAGTAAGTTTTTGCGCTTCCCGCGGGCCCGCCTATGAATGTAATAGTGTTTTTTGCGGCCGTAGTCAGCTTAAACAGCTCCCTCTGCCTTGGGGAAAAGCGTTTGCCCCTTAGGCTGATTTTAGTCGACGCCGCCCAGGCTTCCTCTATTTCGTTGGCGGAGATTTCCGTGGTTTTCTTTTTTCTTGGCATTGTACAATATAATTTACACTATAGAATTTAAAAGTGTAATGTAATTGCGTATGACTTTGGAAAATTTAATTTACGCAGGCATCGCCGCAATTGTCGGCGTCGCTGCCACGGTGATTACTACCCTCATCAAGCGAGGGAGGGGCGGGGGAAAGGTAGACGAAGAAAAAATTAAATTAAACATAGAAAAAATTATTAACGAGTTGAATATTGGTGATGTGCATTTCTATATACTAAATGAAAACAAGAATTTCTCAACAGAAAAGGAAATGAAATTTAAATTTAAATCCAAGGGGGCGAGGGTGGTTTCTAGTAATTTAAATTCAATTTATCAAATTAGCGGAAGTTCTGGGAGGATTGGAATCTTGGTCGCAAGTGAGCCTGTTTGCAATATCCGTAAGCACGCCGAAAGGATTGCTTTGTATTTTTGATTTTTTTAACATTTTAAGTAGAATAGTTATTATGGCAGTAATGTATTGTAGCGATTGCGGGGCCAAACTTCATTATGAAGTTTCTAAGCCGAAGTTTTGCTCCGAGTGCGGGGCAACTATATCTGGGAAGGAAAAGGCTTCGGAGGAGGACGCTGCCGAAGTTAATGGGGAGTCTTTCGGAAAAATCAAAGGCCTGCAATATGAAATTTCAGCGCCCCAAGAGGGGAAGACGTCTCTGGGCTCTATTATAGGAACAAACGAAGGGGCTGAAGTGGAGCGAAGAGACGCTCCGCCCAAGAATGGCGGCGACCCTCTAGCTGACGCAATTAAGGCCTGCGCCTCAAGCAAGGAAAAGGGAAAAATAAATAAATGAGCAAAAAGCTAACCTATGAAGACAAGCAAGACATAATTGATGCCCTAATAAGAAAAAGAAAACACAGATGGAATCTTGGGGCTTTAAGCTGGTTTGACTTCGAGGATGTGGAGCAAATAATCCGCGCCCACATATTTAAAAAATGGGAACAGTGGGATCAGGACAGGGCTATTGAGCCGTGGGTGAATAGGATAATTACCAATCAAATAAAAAATATTCTACGTAATAATTATTCAAACTTCCTTAAGCCGTGCTATGGCTGCCCTTTCAACCAAGACGAGCTTGGCGTGGAGAATGGGTGCTCGTTTACTAAGAGTGGCGCTCAGTCAACGGAGTGTCCGCTATATAAGAAGTGGACAAAAACAAAAAAAAATGCGTATAATATAAAAATGGCATCAAGCCTGGAGGGGTATGAGTACGCGCAAGCTTCGTCTGAGTCGGCGTTTATTAACTGGGAAAGAGCGCAGGATAATTTAAACAAGGAGCTTAAGAAGGTTTTAAACAAAAAACAGTACAAGATATACCATATGCTTTTTATCGAAAATAAAAGCGAGGAAGAAGTGGCTCGGACCATGGGATACAAAACTTCAGAGAAAGGGCGGACTGCGGGATATAGGCAGATAAAGAATTTGAAAAAAATATATAAGAAAAAGGCGGAGGAGATATTAAAAAGCAAAGACATATTCTAATAACCCTTAGGGAGGTAAAGTGAATCTATCTGAAGAGCAGGAGCAACTTATAAGGTCAAATCACTCCACTACTCCAGATTTGATAGAGCTGACTCGAATTGTGTTCGGGAATGAGTCCTTAGATGGAAGAAGCAAAGAGGGTCGAGCGGTTAAGGACTTCCTCGTGGAGAATAATCTAGAATACAATACCACAAAAAGGGAAAAGGTTCCAGACCTGGAGCTTTCGCGCGAGCAGCAAGATTTCATAAGGCAATACTCCGCAGAGGGAATGAATTCTTTAGAAATTGCAAAGCTCATATTTCCTCCAGATGTGGAAATTAAGAAATTAGGAAAGGAGCAAAGGACAGTTATAGAGTTCCTTGAGGAGAACGCTCCAGAATTGGTGAGTGATTCGGAGGACGCACTAACCTCGTTATGGTCTGCTCCTGTGGGGATAAATGGAATCCTGGCTAAGGTTAATAAATATTGCGTGGAGAAAATAGACCTAAAGAAGGCGGCGAAATACGAAATTGAATGCCTAGAGAAGGTCGTAATATACCTAGCCTCTCCTAGGTTTATTTGGACGATCAATAACTACAATAGCCAGGCAGACAGAGAGCTTCTTGAGGCGGAATTCATCAGAGCGACTTGGGACAAGCCCGATCTTACGACGGATGAAATAAATTTATACCTAAACGTCTGTATTGACTATATAAATTTAAAAAACATAAGCAAGCACATCGAGAAACTAAATCAAATGTTTGACGACCTTGAAGAGGAGAACGAAATGACGGTAAGATTAGCAGAGGTTCTTAAGGCTAAGAGTACTGAATACGATCAGTGCGAAAAAAGACAACAGCAATTGATATCAAGCCTAAACGGAGATAGAGTTAAGAGAATTGCCACCAAGATAGACAAAAACGCATCAATACTTGCGCTAGTCCAGGCCTTTCAAAATGAGGAGGAGCGGCGGTTCATGGTTCAAATGGCGGAAAAGCAAAAGCTTGATATTGAAGCAGAGGCAAACAGGATAGAGGGCATGGACTCATGGAAGGCGAGAGTATTGGGTATAGATAAGAGCGACATTATATAATGATATCTCACGCGGAAAAGTTCCTGTTTGTGCGCATTCCCAAGACCGCAGGCACAACCCTTCAGACTGCGCTGTCAAGGGGCGAGTTTATCGATACGTCTTCCGCTGGTCTCCCCATGAGCTTCTCGAGAAAGGCGGATTCTGCCCCCACAGAAGAAAGGGCGAGGGAGATTGCTTTAACAAATAAAAGCAAATACGTGAGCCTTTTTAATTTTGCTCCTGCGAATAATTCACTCATGCATGCCCCCTATTTGAGCTGGATCAATGCTCATGCGCAGGCGAAAGATTATTTCGCGTTCTCTTTTGTTCGGAATCCCTGGGACTGGGTGGTCTCTCAATATTTTTTTTTAAAAAAAATATACGAAAGAAGGCTAAAGCGGGAGCGGGGTGGGCGACCGTCAAGGAAAATGTATTTTATTGAGAATAGGGAAGTTTTTTCAAAAAAACTTAATCTCTTCGGGGTCTCTTACGAAGAATTCAAACTCGATCAGGAGTCTTTTACTTTTGAGAAGTATGTTTCTCATTATTTCGAGGCGGATGGGCTCGACAAAACTCAATCTTCCTTCCTCAAGGACGAAAGCGGGGAAATTGCCGTAGATTTTATTGGAAAATTCGAAAACCTGCAGGGGGATTGGGAGGAATTGGCGAAAAAGATCAATCGGCCACAGATAGCGCTCGAGGAGACTAACGCCTCCAGAGGCAAGGGGGCGTATAGAAGTTACTACGAATCGAGCGAAATGAAAGAAATTGTAGAAAACGGATTAAGCGAGGATATCGAGCGTTTTGGGTATGAGTTTTGAGTGTAAAAAATGCAAGGTTTGTAATGCTGAATTTGAATCCCAGCGAGCACTCCACGCCCACATAAAGAGCCACTCTTTATTTTTGGCGGAGTATTATTGTAAATACTACCCTAGGTATAATTTACTTTCGGGCGAGCAGCTGCCATACAAGGATAGGGAGGAATATTTTGTTAAGGGGTTTTCCACCAGAAGGGAGCTGGATAAGTGGTCAAGGGTCGCGGACAAAGGGGAGGTATCGGAATATATTGTGAAGCAGCTCAAGAACAGAGTTGACTCCAAGGGCCTTTCTCGTGGGCCTGGGCACCTTGAGCTAGAACTGTATGGCTTGCCCTCTATAGACTTATATAAAAGGTTTTTGGGTACGTACTCTAAGGCGTGCGCGGAAGTTGAGGTGAAGCCTTTATTTTACAAAAATATTCCTAGCGATTTTTTTACTGATGACCCCAGCCTGTCCGAGATAGAAGTTGTGGTGGATACGAGAGAACAGAAACCCCTGGATTTTGTTAACCCCAAGGTTATGAAGTTAGATTTTGGGGATTATACTACCACGGGGGAGAATTATACAAAAACCTTTGTGGACAGGAAGAGCGAGTCCGACTTTAAGTCTACAATGTCTACTGGATTTGAGAGGTTCAGGAAGGAGCTAGAGAGGGCTAGAGCTTTTAATTCTTATTTATATATCGCCACAGAGAGTAGCATTGATAAGATAAAAAGAAATAATAATTATGGGGCGCATAGGTCTAAGCTGGATTACATTTGGCACAACATGAGAGTGCTAACTCATGAATTCGCGGATACTTGTCAGTTTATTTTTACGAACGACAGGACTGCTTCTAAAAAAATTATTTTAAAACTTTTAATAAATGGAGATAATCTATGGAATACGGACATCCAATATTTCATAGATAAGCAAAATGAACTCTAATAAAAAAGGCAAGTCCTGGGAGCTTGCCGCCGCGCGTTTATTGCAGGAGCATTTTGGGGGGAACTTCAATAGAGTGCCTCGATCTGGAGCCATGTTTGGAGGCAAAAACATTAAATATGCAGAGGGGCAGCGAGATGACGTAAAGGAGATAATGTCTGGGGATATAATCGCTCCTGCGGATTTCCCTTTTTCCGTGGAGACTAAAAGTTATAGTTCTTTTGATTTCTCAAAATTATATAAAGGAGAGTCCAGGGTTCTGGATGAGTGGATAAGTCAGGCAGATTCCGACTCGCAACTTTCGAACAAAGAGCTTCTTATATTAATGAAATTCAACCGTAAGGGCGCGTACGCAGTCTTCGGGAGATACGGGCGCCTGAAGGATGCGGATAGAATAAGTCTATTTGATAATTTTACCTTATACAAGGAGCATTACATTATTACCTCGATAGAGGAATTCCTTAAACAAATAAAAGATTTATGAAAAAATATGTAGTTACAGGTGGAGCGGGGTTCATAGGGAGCAATTTAGTGGATCATTTAATAGCTCGAGGGGACGAGGTTGTGGTTGTCGATTCCCTGGTTTGCGGAAATGAAAAAAATGTCAATCCGAAGGCCCAGTTTATTTTAGCGGATTTAAATAGCTGCAGGACCGAAGGTGGAGCTTCCTCTCTACAAGCTTTTACGGACAAGGTGTTGGGCGCAGCAGAGGGCAGTGATGGCATATTCCACATGGCTGCTCTGGCCAGAGTTCAGCCGTCCATAGAGAGCCCTACGAAATTTAACGATGCGAACGTATGTGCGACTTTGAATCTATTAAACATCGCAAGGGAGCTAGATATAAAAAGAGTAGTTTATAGCGCCTCTTCTTCTGCATACGGCAATGTTTCAATGTACCCCACTCCAGAAGACGCTCCGCTTGATCCGCTGAGCCCATATGGATTGCAGAAGCAAATCGGCGAGCAGTACTGTAGGGTTTTTTATCATTGTTATGGATTGGAGTCTGTATCACTTAGGTATTTTAATGTCTTCGGAGAGAGGCAGTCACTGGAGGGCGCATATAGATTAGTCATGGGAATTTTCGCAAAACAGCTATTAGAGGGAAAGCCAATGACAATAACTGGAGATGGGGAGCAGCGGAGGGATTTCACTTATGTCGGCGATGTAGCGAGGGCTAATATTTTAGCAATGGAATCGAAAAACGTAGGAAAGGGAGAAGTTATTAATATAGGTAATGGGGAAAATCGATCAGTTAATCAGTTAGCAGATCTTATGGGTGGCCCTAGGGTTTATGTAGATCCAGTGATTGAACCAAGGGAAACGCTTGCAGACAATACGAAGGCAAAAAAGCTTTTGGGCTGGGAGCCGAGGATGACATTGGAGGAATGGATACCAAAATATAAAAAAGATTTAGATTTATGAGTGAAAAAAAGATATTTAAAAGCTTACCCCAACACAGGATGAACTTGGTTGGGGATGCGGAAAGTAGTGAGCTCACTTTAAGAAAACGAAATATTCAAATTCAATTCCTCCAGGAAAAGGGTCTCACCGCAAGCGATTACTTGCTTGATTTTGGGTGTGGGGTCTTGCGTGGAGGAATTCCCTTGATAGATTTCCTTGAAAATAGTCATTATGTAGGCGTGGATATATCTGAGGAACGACTCAAGGAGGGGGAGGCGGAGCTTAGGGCGCAGGGTTTAGAGCATAAGTCCCCTATTCTTTTAGTTGATACCCCTCCTTATGTAAAAATAGTTGATCTTGAAATGAAATTTGATTTTATTTGGTCATATCAGACGCTTATCCACATGAATGATGAGATTTTAGACAGTTTGTTTAAAATAATTCCGCAATTACTTAAGCCTAGTGGTGAATTTTATGCTACAGCCAGTATTGGGAGTAAGCAACGGGACGGGACCTGGGTAGCTAGTCGCTCCCGAAGTGGTAGAAAGTGGGGGCACTGGCAAGAGTTTCCTATGTGCCATCGAACGCTGCCTTGCTACGAACAATTGGCGGAAAAATACAAAATGAAAACTGTGCATCTAGAGGATTATCATGAGGACGGCCAGAACGTTGACTGCTTAAATTTCACAACAATCTAAATACTATTATTATGACTTGGGAACAAGGCAATCAACCATCATTCAAAAAAGATAGAGACATAAACCAACAAATCCTCAATCTTGAGGGTAATTTAGAGGAGGAAGATGCAAAATACTATCTTTATAAGTTTTTAAAAGAGAATACTACATTTGGCACTCAATTATTAACTGGGGTTGAATTATTTCCTTTTCAACATTTAGCCATCAAGGCTATGTTTGAAACAGATTACTTCTTAGGAGTATGGGGAAGAGGAATGAGTAAATCTTTCACTACTGGCTTGTTTGCCCTAATGGATGCTATATATAATCAGGGAGTCGAGATAGGGATTTTATCTAAATCTTTTAGGCAGGCAAAAATGATTTTTAGAAAAATGGAAGACATTGCCTCTAAACCTGATGCTAGATACCTCAATCAATGCATTACAAAAATTACCAAAAGTAATGATGAGTGGTTGATGCAAATCGGAAGTAGCAATATTCGGGCCTTGCCATTGGGGGACGGAAGCAAGCTGAGAGGATTCAGATTTCACAGGATCATCATCGACGAATTTCTCTTGATGCCAGAAAGAATCTATAACGAGGTTATAGTCCCGTTTCTCTCTGTGGTGGAGAATCCGCAACAAAGGCAAAAAATATTTGACCTAGAAAACAGGCTAATTGAGCAGGGAAAAATGAGGGAGGCGGATAGATATATCTGGCCGAATAATAAGTTAATAATGCTAAGTTCTGCCTCGTACAAGTTCGAGTATCTCTATAAGCTATACGAAACGTTTGAAAACCTAATACTAGATGAAAGAGTTGGGCGCAGTGCTTTCGACGCGAAGAGGGCGATTATGCATTTTAGTTACGACCAGGCTCCAGAGAAGCTATATGACCAGAACCTAGTGGCCCAGGCCAAGCAGACCATGAGTCATAGTCAGTTCGCTAGAGAGTTCGAGAGTGTATTTACGGACGACAGTAGCGGTTATTTTAAGACATCAAAAATGGCGCAGTGTACAGTTCCAGATGGAGAGGCCCCTTCCGTTGAGCTTGCAGGGGAGAAGGGCGCAAAATATATTCTTTCCTTTGATCCAAGTTGGTCAGAAAGCGAAGGGAGCGACGACTTCGCAATGTTGGTGTTAAAATTAAATGAAGAGACTGGCAAGCACATTCTCGTGCATAGCTACGCAATGGCGGGGACGAGACTAAAGGATCACATAAATTATTTTCATTATTTAATTTCATATTTCAATATAGTAATGATCGTTGGAGATTATAATGGTGGAGTTCAGTTTATTAACGCCGTAAACGAAAGTAAGATATTCAAGGATAAGAAAATAAAAATTAAATTGCTTGATCAGTCTTTTGACAAGGCCGAGGACTATAAGAAGGACTTAACTCGAGCAAAAAGAGTTTATGACCCAGGGGATTATAGTTATTGTATTTTAAGGAAACCTACGTCCGACTGGATAAGGAAGGCGAATGAGCTACTGCAGTCCAGCATTGACCACAAGAGGATATGGTTTGCCTCCAGGGCCGTGGACGATTGCTATTTAGATCAAAAATCAAAAAAAATACCAATTAAGAAATTAAAATTCATTGGGGGACTGGAGCAGGAAGAGCATAATTCTGGGGCAAAGATGATCGATCTTGTGGAGCATTTGTCGGATAACATAAACTCCACCAAGGGGCAGTGTGCGTTAATTCAGGTATATACGTCTCCGCAGGGCCACCAAACGTTTGATCTTCCTCCAGAACTGAGGAGATCAAGTGGGCCGAATAAGGCGAGGAAGGATAGTTATTCTGCACTAGTTTTGGGCAATTGGGGCCGCAAGATATATGGGGATATGATTTCTGTAGAAAGCGAAAGGCAGAGTTCCTTCACTCCAATGTTCATAAGATAACTTGAATTTATCTCTCAACAACATAATATTAAAAAATGACTGAGGGGAAAATGAACATACTTGTTTGTGGAGCGGGGGGTTTTATTGCTGGGTATTTAGTTAAAGACCTTTTGAGCAAGGGGCATCACGTAATCGCCGCAGATATTAAACCGCGAGGTGGCTGGTACCAGGTCCATCGGGGTGCTGTAAATAAATATAGTTGCGACCTGCGCTCTAAGGAAAATTGTGAGATTTTGACCGAAGGTATGGACAGGGTCTATAATCTTGCATGCAACATGGGGGGAATGGGATTTATTCAAAACAATCACGCCTTATGTATGGAGAGCGTTCTCATACAGACCCATATATTGATCGCTTGCAGGAGGAATAACGTTAGGGACATCCTGTACAGTTCTTCCGCTTGCATATATCCAGAAGAAATACAAAAGGAAATTAAGGACTCTGCGGCTCAGGGGCTAAAGGAATCCGACGCATATCCAGCGAACCCAGAAGACGGGTACGGCTGGGAAAAGTTATTCAGCGAAATAATAACTGATTATTTTCGAAAAGATTTTGGGGTAAATCCAAGAGTATGCAGGTACCATAACGTTTATGGACCACATGGAACCTGGGACGGGGGAAGAGAAAAGGCTCCTGCGGCCATATGCAGGAAAGTTATAAATGCCAAACTGTCTGGAGAGAAGGAAATAGAGATATGGGGCGACGGAGAACAAACCAGATCCTTTATGTATGTAGATGACTGTATAACGGGAATGGATTTATTGTGGAAGAGCGACTTTACTCAACCAATAAATTTAGGGAGCGACGAAATGGTAAGCATCAACCAATTGGTGGACATTGTGGAAGAAATCGCGGGCATAAAGTTAAAAAGAAAATATTTACTAGATAAGCCTCAGGGGGTTAGGGGGAGAAATAGCGATAATGCACTAATACGTAAAGTACTGGGTTGGGCCCCCTCGGTAAAGCTTAAGGATGGAATGGAGAAAACTTACAAATGGATATTCCAGCAAATAAAAAATGGACAGGACGGCGACAAGGGGATGGACGCACACGAGGAGGAGGGCTGGACAATAAACTCCCGCAAGAGGTAATATGAGCGACATCAAAGACGACATAACCATTGTGCTTTCCACGAGCCCTATGCCCAGTCACCCTTCTACGGTATTCTTGGACGAAGTGATAGACTCTATTTATAAGTTTTTGTTCAGGAATGAAAAAACCAAGATAATCATTACTTGCGATGGAGTTAGGGGCAGGAATGAAAATTATGAAATGTTTCTTAAAGATTTAGAGGAAAAATATAAATCTCATAAAGAGATCGAAATAATCAAGAAGCCAGAGTTCGGGCACCTGACTGGAAATCTTAGATTTGCAATAGAGCACGTAGAAACTGAATTTGTTTTCTTCGTCCAGCACGATATTTCTTTTTTGAGGTTTGTCGATATCGGTAAGGTTGTCGAGGACATGCGCAACAACCCGCAATTAAAGCATGTTAGGTTTAATAAAAGAAGAAATGTTAAAAAGCGGGGGGACCGCAACTTGGGGAAGCGGAGAGTTGACGCGAACTATAAATACATCTCCACCCCCCAGTGGTCCGACCAGAATCATATCTGTACGGTTAATTACTTCAAGAATGAAGTTTTAACTAGAGTAAGCCGAGGATTCATGGAACACACAATGAACAGGCGGGCGAGAGGGAAGCACAATGTTTTTGGAACTTATATATTCGGCGACCATAACGACCCTACTGCAACGTGCCACCTTCAAGGCAGGGTTGAGGCGGAGTTTGTCATACCTAGCTTCTGTTGCGTGGATTCGCCAAACTTAAAGGGCATTGAAAATTTCGACGATTATTACAAAGACAAAGTCAACTTTTAACTTTTTTAACTTTTGAATAGACTTTTGTCAAGCTTTTGTGTATAATGTAACAAATGGCAAAAAGAAAATACGTAAAGAAGTCTAAATATTGGGATAAATTTAAGGAAGCAGAGAGGCCGCTTGGGGAGATGGCGGACCATTTCTCTAAAAGCTCCGAATGGCAGCCAATGGGTTGCGGGGAGAGCTACTATGTGTCTACCAGCGATGCGGCGAGCTGTAGATATAGCTCCTCTACTACGAATCCGTCAAGCGAAAAGAGGGATCGTTATGTAAGTAGCAGCACTAAGCCAGAAAGGTTTGCGAACATAAAGCAGGGGCTGCTTCCATTTGAGCATTCCGCGGACGGAATAAGCGTGAAGAACTCGATAGAGCTTTGCCAGAAGGCATATGCAAATGTTGCAATATTCAGGAACTCTATAGACATTATGTCAGAGTTTGCGAATTCAGAACTGTACCTAGAGGGGGGTACAGAATCCGCAAGGAATTTTGTGAAGAAGTGGTTTGAGAAGATAAGCATGTGGAACCTTAAGGATCAGTATTTCAGGGAGTACTATAGGTCTGGAAATATATTCCTTTATAGAGTCGATGGAAAATTCAATTCAAACGACTTCAGGCAGCTTAAAACTGTTTATGGGAACGAGTCGTTGAATCCTGGGGATGTTCCTGTGAAATATATTTTACTTAACCCGTATGACATAGTGCATGAGAATAGCGCTAGTTTTGATCAAGGAAAGTACAGGAAGGTTCTTTCTGACTATGATTTAGAGCGACTGAAAAACCCAAAGACTGAAAGAGATAGCGAGATATTCAAGGCGCTAGACCCAGAAATAAAAAATAATATAAAAGAGGGAAGGTTTTTGCCTGACGGGGTATCCGTGAAGCTTGATTCCTCTAAGCTCTGTTATTCTTTTTATAAAAAACAGGATTATGAGGCTTTTGCCGTCCCGTTTGGGTATTCTGTTTTAGAGGATATAAATTGGAAGCTGGAGCTTAAGAAGATTGATCAGGCGATAAGTAGGACCATAGAAAACGTAATCCTTCTAATTACTATGGGCGCGAAGGAAGAGGATGGAGGGGTTAATCCGCAGAACATAAACGCCATGCAACAACTTTTTGCCAACGAGAGCGTTGGTCGGGTGCTTGTCGCAGATTATACAACTAAGGCAGATTTCGTCATTCCAGATCTGAAGAAGGTAATTGGGCCCGAAAAATATGAAGTTGTAAATAGGGATATAAAGGAAGGCCTGCAAAATATTATCGTCGGAGATGAGAGGTATAGCAACACTGCAGTAAAGACAGAAATGTTCCTGGAAAGACTCAAGGAGGCGAGAAACGCATTTCTGAACGATTTCCTTCAGCCTCAGATAAAGATGGTCTGCAAGAATCTGGGGTTCAGAAAATTCCCCGTGGCAAAATTTCAAGAAATTGATATTAAGGATGAGGTCCAACTCCAAAGGGTTGCGACGAGATTGCTTGAGCTCGGCATACTCACTCCAGAGCAGGGAATTAACGCAATTAAAACTGGAGTTTATCCAAACCCAAAAGATTTGGCCCCCACGCAAGAGAACTATTCCGAAGAGAGGGAGAAGGGGTACTGGAACCCCTTGGTGGGAGGAGTGCCCTCCATTGAGGCTCCTGGGGCAGAAGAGGAGAGGGAGATGCAGGAAAAGCAACAGGTGCAGCAGAAAAATAATACGGCCCCTCAGCCTGGCAGGCCAGGCGGGACTAGCGACATTCCTCAGGAAAATAAAAGGCAGGCCGCGTCATATAGTAAGGCTGACATTAAGGAAACTGTTTATGGCTCAGAGAAGCTAAGAGCTTTTGTTACGAAAGAGCTGAAGGGAAAACAAAAGATTAAAAGATTAAGCAAAAAACACAATGAGCTGATTGATGGCCTTTGTGAAAATGTAATTTTGTCCTGCGACAAGAAGGACTGGGAAGCTTGCGCTGCATTATGCGTCGATGATTTCGATAAAATCTCGGAGCTTTCTGTTATGCCTGCGGTTCACGACATTTCTGTTTCGCATGATTTGGGGTTGTATCCCTCTGCGATATTATACCATAGCGAGAAAAAATAATTTTATTTATTCCTCCTTGCGCAGAAATGCGTGTAACTATAAGCGAACCTCCTTAAAAGTATTTATCATGAACTTAAACGAAGAAATTAAAAAAGAATTTGAACAATATGAGGAAGATATTTCCTTATTTAACGAAAAGGGAAATAAGTCAGCGGGCACTAGGGCAAGAAAGGCGCTGATGAACATCTCCAGGTTATGTAAGGAAATAAGGAAAGAGATTCAGTCCAGAAAGAACGCGTAATGGATTTTAGGTACACTACGGGGTTCAGCTCCAAGATTACTGCGTCTTCGGTCGATTCGGGCGGGGACGTTTCAAGGGCCAGCCTAAGGCAGCTATCCGATTTGATCCCCACGGAAGTCGACCTCGACAGGAATGTTGATCTATTGGGCGTTGCGTTCAATGCCGCAGTAGCTAATACCTTTAATAGGAATGGCGATGGTATAGATTCGATTACTGCCGTCGCTATAAAAGACAACTTTATTCATAAGCCCACTAATATAGAACACAATAAGGCGCGAGTTGTCGGGCACATACTTAAGGCGGCGCTCACATCAAGGGAGGACAATTCCCCAATAAGCGAAGGCGAGGCAATTGAAACCATCAATCCTATTAATATATCACTAGGCGCAGTAGTCTATAGAACCGTCGATTCTAATTTTGCAAATATGATCGAAGAGAGCGTGAACCCAGAAAGTGATTTATATAATGTAGTCTCCGCAAGCTGGGAAATTGGATTTAATGATTATTACATTGCACTTGGGAGTAAAAATTTAAAAGAGGCGGAAATCGTTTCGGACGCAAAACAAATAGAAGAATTAAGTAAATATTTAAAAGCTAATGACGGGGAAGGAGAGATGGAGGATGGCACCTTGGTCAATAGGCTTGTCGTAGGAAACATATTCCCCTTGGGGATAGGCTTTACTGCAAATCCAGCAGCAGATGTAAAAGGGATATATATAAGAGAAGATAAAAAAAAAGAAGGGGACGCTAAAGTAGCCCAGCCCCTAATCTGCGATGACCCCATAGAAGTGGATAGCACAAGGTTTTTGCAAAAAAACAAGAAAATACAAAAAAACATTTCACAAAAGGAGGAAACCGCTGTAACTTTCAACAACGAACAAAATATCATTATGGAACAAAACCAAAATTTATTCGAAGAAATCAAGGAGCTGCTTTCGAGCAAGCTTCCAGAGAAGAGTTACTCCGAGGAGTCCGTAGCAAATATCGCCAAAGTTGTGGGTGACGCTATTAAGGAAAAAAGTGAGCAATTCGAAAAAGACAGGCTGGCTATTCTTGAAGATCAAGCAGAGGCCGCTGAAAACGAAAAAGCCAGAGAAGTGGAAGTGGAAGAGCTTAAGAGTAAGCTAAACGAAACCACGGAAAAACTTGAAGAGCTTGAGCTCGCGCAAAAGACGCAAGCCGATGAGGCCAGATTTAATTTAAGAATGGAAAACATTGATAATGAGTATGAGCTTGCCGATGAAGATCGTAAGGCTTTGGCCTCTGAGGTTTCTGATCTTGACGAGACTGACGAAACATTTCAGTCTTATAAAGAAAAGCTTTCTGTAATGTGGTCACATAAAAACAAGGAAACGATTAAGGAAACGGAAGCGGCTTTCCAGGTTAGGCTTGAAGAGGAGCTAGAAAAGAAGCTTCAAGGCCTCGAGACCGCACAAGCTTCGGATTCAGCAGAAAAAACGGAAGAGGTTCAGACGACCGAAGAGGTTAAGACCGAAGAAGAAATTCTGGAAACCGTTGAGGCTGAACAGGTCGACATTGCAAACAATAACGGCGAAACGGCTTCTACGGAAGAAAGCCTTCGCGACCAATTCAAAAAAACTTTCTCTAAAGAAAACGTAACAATTAACTACTAATTACCATGGCTTCTACATTAAAACCTTTTAGACAATACAACGAACACGAGGTACTTAACCTTTTTTCCTTCCAGCCGACATCGGACGATGCTCATGGCTCGAACTGTGTCAACATGATCGCTGACGGCGGAGAGCATACCTGGGATGCAGGACGACTTCTCGTTTCCAACGAAGTTGCGATGAAGACAACGTTGACCGATAAGTGGGACCCCGTTACGCAGAACGACGGCGGAATGCAGGGCGACACAGCTGAGACCGCTTGGGCCACAGCCATAAAGGGCTACCTTGGCGCCAACTACAATGCGGGAAGGTCTGGCTACGAAAACGTTAGCCCCGATGGTTCTCACGTTGGTCTCTTTGGCAATTCGAACGCTACGTTTACTGCGAAGGCAGACAGCTTGGTTGCCGCTACTGAAGCTGCAGTTGGAATCTCACTCCGCTCGACATTGGCTTACGACGAGAACAACGAGAAGCTTATGTATTACACGAACAAGCAGGACGAGCTTCAGGCCGTTCTTCCTGGCGACGCCGTTCCTTGCTTGAGGCGCGGGTTGATTGCGATGGTGGTTGATGGCATAACTGCAAACACGGACGCTGGCTCGCCAGTTCACGGTTTAGATGCCTCCACAACAAAAGGAGGGCTAGTTTCGCTTACAACCGATGAATCGGCAATCGGTGAGATCGTCGCAGTTATGGACGTTAAGGCAAAGATTGCCCTTGTCCAGATTGACGTTTAATTTAAACAACATTTAACATAGTAAACAAAAACGAACCATGAATATTACTCTAAAAAGAACTGATGAGCAAGTAGCCTTAGTTAAGGCAATGGCTTCCAAGAATCGAGACACTGCTTACGAGGCTCAGGCCGCCGTAGCCGAATTCATGGGGCCAATCTTAGCCGAAGTCGTTAACAACGCTCCGTCTTTGTCTAGCCTGTTCACTACATTAAGCTTTGATCACGAAGACAATCCGTCGATTCCTCTGGATCTCTATTATGATGTAACCGATGAGGATTACATTACAATCTGGAGCCAGAATGTTCCTGGCGGTCTTCCGACTAACACGGTACAGCCCACGCAAAGCGAACTTAAGTTCACGACTTACAGGCTTGATAGTGCTGTTGAGTTCGATAAGAAGTACGCTCAGCGTTCGAGGCTCGACGTAGTGTCGAAGAGTATGACTCGCTTGGCGCAAGAGATTCTCCTTAAACAGGAGCGCACTTCGGCCAACTTGATCTTGGGCTCTCTTGCCAAGGCAAAAACCAACGGCAAGACCCACATTTTGTCGAGTTCGAGTACTGGCAAGCTTGGTCTTGCTGATTTCAATAACCTTCTCGCTCACGCTAAGCGTATTCACGCTTCGTGGTCTGGCGGAACCCCCGCTAGTCGCAGCAGGGGCATAACGGACGTTGTTTGTTCTCCCGAGGTTGTTGCTGGTCTTCGCTCTCTTGCGTTCAATCCTGTTTATGAGGGCAACACGGGCTCGCATTACCCTGCCACAGACGAAATGCGCAAGGAGTTCTATAACTCTGCAGGCGTTCCTGACATTTACGGAATCTCCATCATGGAGCTTAATGAAATGGGTGTTGGCCAGCGTTATAACGATGTGTTCGACGCGATCCAAGGTCGGGATTCTCGATTTGACACAAGCGAGGACGAAATTGTTCTCGGCATTGACCGCACTAGGGAATCGTTGATTCGCGGGGTCGCAGTGGATGCTGATTTCGGTTCTGAGTTCCAGCTTAATGTGGATGATCAGTACAGCGTTCGCCAGTCTCGGATCGGATACTACGGCGCCGTTGAAGAGGGCCGCATGGTTCTTGATGACCGCGCTCTTACAGGATTCGTTCTCTGTGGCGGAGCAACAGGCGTCACCGAATGGGACGGAGCTTGCGCAAGTACAAAGGGCGAAGCTGGCAATGCGGTACCCACTCCGACGTATACCTGATTTTAATTTTCAACCTTCAACCAAAAAAATCCACTCTTTCGAGTGGATTTTTTTTGTCACATTACTACTATATGGTGTATAAAATACTAACTTAACCCATATAATTATGAGCAAACAAGACACTTCATTCAAACATGTTATAGATGGAAAGGCGGATTACGCCGACGGACTGGACAAGGACAAGCAAACTGCGAGAGACCTTGAGCAGATCCTGGGCGTTAAGGAGCTGAATCCATTCAAGACCTCAAACGCGGAGGAATTTGATAGAGACCTTTCAGACATGAGCCTTAACGATTTAAGGACTTTAGCTGTCAAGAGCGGGGTCTTCCCTTCTGGAAACAAGGCGAACCTTAAGAACAAGCTTCGGAAGGAGTTTAAAATTAGAGCTGTAGGCGGAGCGAACAGGGCTCCGTATCAGAGAGCAAGCGCTTTTGATGAAGAGACCGAAAAGAGGGTTAGGGATTTGTCAGGGCAGAATAAGGAGAAATAATGTACCTCGGCCAAATCGCCGAATATATTTGGAACAATGAGGTGGGCGACGGGGTCGTTGCCATACCATCGGTTATTGCTGCAGAAAAACAGAAAATAGCTGATTACCTTGAGGTTAATATGGGAGTGTTGAACGCCCTACTGAATACTGAGTTTTGCGTGTCAGACAACGAATCAACGGTTGTCCCAGGTAGCGATGGGTGGAAAAATGGGGGACAAACCAAAACGGTGTCTCCAGCTTTAAATAGGGAGGAGAGCGCAATACTGATACAGATTTACCTAAGGGACTTCTACAAGAAGAAGGCGAGGACAGTTCTTAATTCCGCAACTACAGCAGACATTGATGCGAGCGTTGGGTCGGTTTCTGACTGGACGGAACTAAGGGAGGGGGATTCCGTAATCAAGAGAGTGGCTACTGTTGCTACCCCCGCGCAAAAGACTACCGCCTCTAAATCATTCGAGAATCTTTCTTCGAGCGCAGGAAACGAAATAAATAATCTGGTCCAAAAATATAATTTATATTTGTCTAAACCTAGGCAGGTGGTCTCGAAAGACGGAGGTTAGTAGATGGCCAATTTAATTCCAGCCGCCGACAAAACAAAATATGATGCGGTTTTCGATGATATTCACGAAACCTTCGCAAGGACCATTTTTATTTACAAGATATTCAACTCTAGGTTCATAGGGATCAATATGAATCAGGACTATAACGGACTTTATGATCAAGCGCTCAACAAGAACGAACTAGGCACGGCCAGCGGCATTAACGAGCAGGTGAGGAAGATTGAAACGAAGGCTCGCGTATTGTACATGTCCAAGCAGGGAGACTTTGAGGACACCTCTACTGGGCAGCAAACTGCATTAAAATTTCCAATAGGATCCGTACGGCTAAAGTTGGAATCTGATGCATTTGAATTGATTAAGGATGCAAAAGAGATAGAGGTTGACGGCGAGCTTTTTAATCTAGATACGGATTCGTCAAAATCTGGGATGTTTTCCGTTAAGCATCACGTAGTTTATCTGAGGAAAATACAGTGAAAATAAATAAAAAAGGTTTAAATGTGGAGCTCGGCAGGCAACTTGCTCCTATCCTAAAAAGAAAAGTCCAGACTAAATTGATTCGCGTCGCAAGGGAAGTTGAGGCGATGTTAATCAAGGAATTTGACTCTCATCCCGTAACTAAGGAAATTAAAGGCGGGGAAGGCTCGGGCAATATAAGTGGTACGCTTGGGGGTTATGGCAACTTGTTTTCATATATAGGCTTTAGTGACTCAGATAATCCAATAGAAATTGTTAGATCCTTGTTGGTTAATTCCGTGAAGGTGCAGATGTTGCCCCCGAATAGCAAGGAGATGATTCAGAGCGCAATAATATCCTTACCCACAAAAGCCCAGATTGAGGCTGCAACTCCGCTACCCTGGGCGGGAGGCAGAAGCTGGGTAAAGGGCATAGAGGAAGGTATTTCTGGGCTAGGGCAGTATTTAAGAAAGGAGTCTGGGAGGCACGGAAGATCTGGTGGCGGCGTGCAGGCAGAGGAAAACGTACGAGGGGGTGGATTTAGGAGAGTGGATTATTTATCTGGGATACTTCATAGCTTAACTCAAAACATAACCGCAGCGATAAAAAGGTGAACCAAGAACAAGAAAAGGAAATTTTACGTAGGGCGAGAGTAAGCGATAGTTTATTCGATCTTAATAACGTCCAAAGCTTTTACCCAGGAACTAAAATAAAAAATGGAGTGGACACTGGAGAGCCTTGCTTGGTTGTGGGGGTTACAAAAAAAGTAAGGAGCGAAGATTTAAGGAATGAGGATTTAATTCCTGAGTTGATTGGGGACAATCTACAGACAGACGTAGTTGAGGAAAGCGAGCTTTCCAGGTTCGGCAATTGCGGACTGAGCGAATCTTTAGGGCAGGGCGTACCGCCCTATGGGCCTTGTGATGGGCACGATTACAACTCATCGGGGGATCCTTTTGCAAATGCACTCGGGGGAATATCAATTGGCCCAAACGATCCCTTAAGGAGGTGGAGCGGAACTTTAGGATTCATAGCGAAAGACGTAACGGATTCAAAACTCGTAGGAGTTTCAAACAATCATGTTCTCGGAGATTATGTCGATACTGATTATTCTCCGCTTGGATGTTATTTGGAAAATGGGGAACTTCTTGATGAGTTTAAGTTAAATGAGGACATGAGCCCTTTGGTTCAAAATATGATACAGACCCCTAGCGTGCCCGACTCAAGCAGAAACTCCGTAATCCTGGGGGAGGTAAAAAGAGCAATTGCGACAAAATGGGGAAGCTCCGTTCTCCCAGCAAATACTGTTGATGCGGCAATAGTGGAACTCACTGAAGATATTCATCCGATGACTGATTTGGCGCACCTGTCTGAAAGCGCGCTAAAAGTTGCCGTGGCAAAAATAGGAGAAAGAGTCAGTAAGAGTGGGAGGACAACTGGAGTAACTGGAGTTTCGAGTTCTACTAGGATAGTTAGCACGAACTACACTGTAGCCATCGGTTCTGGTTGTGAGGACGGGCTTAAAACTAAATTTACCGATTGTATTAAATTTAACTGGAACGCCGAAAGAAGTAATAATTGGGAGTTTTTCTCTTACGCGGGAGACTCTGGATCTGCGATAATGATGGACGAGGCTACGGGGAGTAGCTTGGTTGGGCTTCTTTTCGCTGGAACATATTTTCAAAATTCCACTAGTATGCCTAATCCTCCATATGGCACTGGGGTCGCATGTAAGATACAAAACGTATTTAGCGCTCTAAACATAGAGGCGTGGAACGGCAATGTGATTTGTGGCGCAAATTCTAGATTTGTAAAAGTAAATGGAAGGTGCTACAGAAACTCGAATACTTCTAAGCCCCTGGAGCTGATCAGTCATCAAAATCATGAAAAATATGGGACCCTAGGTGAGTGCGTGGGGGATTTGTAAAAAACATTTCACATTTGGGGGTTTATGCTGTAATAACTAATAACCTCGACTATAAACTAAAATTTAAAAACCATGAGTAGAAATAGAATTATATACCAATCTCAGGCCCTGTACGTAGGGACAAGTCTCACCGCGCCACAAACAGTAGGCAACAACAAGGAGCTGCATCGCGTACAGGACATCAGCTTTAACGTGGATGTCCCCCGAGTGGATATCAATGAATTCGGGCAACTCGCCGCACTTGGCAGGGAGATTACTGAGCCGCCCACGGTTTCGATGGACTTTAGCTATTACTTGCACAACGGCTTGAATGAGTCGGTGTTGGGGTTTGAGGTAAATCGGGCGAAGAAGACCGCGAGACAGGCCGCTGCTGCTCAGGACCTTAAGTCTGCGATTGTCGATATTATCGACACGTCGAAGAGTAAGGACGAGTATAATTATTACATTTTAACCAAGAAAGAGGGGCAGGACGCGCATGGTGATAGTAATACAGACACTGATGGCCTAGTTGCTATTGGCAACGGCTTTATTACTTCCTTAAGCATTGAGGGGGCTGTCGGGGATTACCCCACGGCGTCAGTTTCCACGGAGGCTTCGAATATTACTTTTGGTGATTATAATGCTAGCGGGAGCACTGGCTCAAGGGTGACGAATCCCGCTATTAATTCCAGCACTGGAGTAAAGGTAAATGATAACAATATCGTTCTTCCTACGTCGGACAACCGTCTTGGTGCCACCGAGGACCTGGCGGGCATTACTGCTCTTCGCGCTGGAGACGTTTCAATTCAGTTCTTCTCTCCTGATGAGCTTGTGTCAGTGGAAGGTGGAATCGCACATGACGCAGATAAAAAGCTCAAGATGGGCGGCGCGGCACTCCCCTCGAACATAACCGATGGTGATGCCGCCGAGGATAACCCCACCTCGATGCACATTCAGAACTTCAGCGTTGAACTTCCGATGTCAAGAACCCCTCTCAATAGGATCGGAAGCTTCTTCCCGTTTTCTCGCGAAGTCGACTTTCCGATTACTGGGTCGTTCTCAATTAGCGCAAATGTTGCAGATTTCCAGGAAGGGGATCTTTACGACACCGTTTGCGGCGACGACAAAAAGTACGCAGTAATTACGATGAAAAACAAATGTAGTTCCTCGCTTGGTGACGGTGAAGTTGAATACCAAATCGTAATTAAGGGAGCGACTCTCGACAGTCAAAACTTTAGTCATGGAATTGGCGATCAACAAAGCGTTGATCTGACTTTCTCCGTTCCCCTGGGATCTAACGTCTCGACTGGAGACGGAATATTCCTGCTTGGAAGCACTTCAAAGACTGGCTCGGATGCCGATCAGGACGCTGTATCTTCACCAGTGGCAACGGCAACGGGAACGCGAACCATGGAATGGTAAATTTTCAACCCCAAACATATCCTTTAAAACCCTCGATGTTTCACATCGGGGGTTTTTTGTGTATTAATATTCAAGGTACAAGGTAAAAGTTTATGTCTAAAGATTTAAATCCAAATGATTTTCTGCGCTTTCAGATGCGTAGAAATGTTACTAATTTATACAAGTCGTTTCTTGTATTAATAGAAGATCTAGAGAGAGATCAGGAGCTTCAGTTCTCCAAGCTTAAGGCGGCAATGCCAGAACACGAGAAGCTATTAAGCCAGGCGGAATTTCTTGATTCTGGGAAAAGCAACTACATTAGGAAGAAAATTCTTGATTCTGGGAATAGCGCGATAAGGGAGCTTATGACTGAATTGGAAAATTATGATGTAAATTTTTCTCAAAATGGATATAATTAAAAAATAAGGTATAAGGTTATGAGCGAAAAAACAAAAAACAAAGAAACAGAAACTAAAGCGGATCCGCCGAAAAAGAATGAAGGGGAGAAGGAGAAGTTGGAGAAGAAGATGCTCTATTGCTTTGACACCTCCCTGGAAGAGACTTCCGAAAAGGAGGTCGAGGTAGAGAAAGAGGTCGAGGTAGAGAAGGATGTTGAGGTTAAGCGCAGAAGGAAAAACAAAGAGACTGGCAAGATGGAAAATGTTGCGGTAATAGAAAAGCGCAAGACAAAAGAGAAGAAGCTGGTCAAGGAAACCAGGGAGGTTAGCGAGGAAAAGCCATATAGGATTTTAATCAAAAAACCAAATAGAACGCAACTGGAAGACGGGGATATGTTTTACAGCCTCCAGCTCAATAAGTTTATTAAGCAGGGCTTAATGACCAAGGCGATGCTATCTAAGCAGTATAGCGACCTGGGCGGAACGTTCACAAAGGAGCAGCAAGAATATTATGGAGAGATATATTCAAAATATTACCAGAAGCTCACGCAGGTGCAAAGGTTTTCGGTAAAAACAGAAGACGAGCTGTCTGAGTCCCAGAAGTCAAGGTTGGAATCTGCCATGGGAGAACTCGCCATTTTAAGGAAACAAATTACCGAATATGAGTCTTCGCAGAGCATGCTCTTCGAGCATACCGCAGACGTAAAGTCCAGAAATAAGGCCATTATGTGGTACATAGTTAATCTCTCGCACTTCATAGAGGGAGACGAAGACGAGTTCGAGGTTGTACCTTTGTTTGACGGGGCAACTTACGAACAGAAGTACGACTCCTATAGGGCAATGGAAGAGGACGAGGATCCTTTATACATTAAGGTCATCGATAAAATAAGTTCTATAATAACTATATGGTATATGAGCGGCGTGCAGAACGCGAAGGATATTGATGAGTATTTAGACGAAATCGACGGAGACTCAGAGGAAGAAGAGGCCCTAGAAGACGAAGAGGAATTGCTTGAGGAGGTTTAATTGATGCCATGTCTGACGAGGATAGGCAAAGATCCGAAGCTTATCTGGATATAATAAAAGGGTACTCAAAGTGCTCTTATATAAATAGGGAGATATATGTTAAGCATTTTGGTATATTTGACCAATCCTTGGTTGATGTAAATTACCAAGAGGTTTTCCAGTACGCCAAAAGCCAAGGTTTACCTACTGAGGCGGACAGGCTTGAGGTTTTAGAGAGGGAGGGGTTTTGGACCAAAGCGGACGAAAGGAAAATAGAGTTCAAGCGGGTGGAGATGAAAGAGCTAGAAACGAGACTCTCTAAGACAATAATCAAAAAACAAAAGGAGAAGATCCTTGCGAGTCTTGCCGAGCTAAGGGATGGCGTCCGCGAAGAAGAATCTAAAAGGGCGAAACTGCTACACGATACCTGCGAAAGCTTTGCTAGCGCAAAATCGGTTGACTATATGATTTGGCTGAGTTTTTACGAAGACGCTGAGTTTAATAAAAAGGCGTGGAGCAAAAGGGAGTTTGATGAATTATCAAGGGGAGACCTAAATGATTTGGTCTTAATGTATAATTCTTGCATGGACCGACTCTCCAATGAGGAGATGAAAAAAATCGCCATATCTTCTAATTTTACGAATTATTTCTATTTGTGCGCGGATAATGTTTCTGAATTTTTTGGAAAAAAGATTTTGGATTTGACGTTTTTCCAAACAATGCTAGCCTCCTATGGCCGCCTTTTTAAGAATATACAAGAAAATAATTCAGATATTCCTGAGTCTGCGCTTAGTGACCCTGATGCTATGATGGATTTCGCCAAATCAAAAAACTCAGAGGGTGAAAGCGCCGCGTCTAAGGTTAGGGATTCTGAGGGGAGTTACAGTAGGGTTGGCGCAACCACGGAAGACATGATTGACGCTGGGGTAAGCGCCAAAGGGGCAAAAGATTTGCATGATATTGCTAAGGAGAAGGGTGGGGCGCTAGGTTGGGAAGATTTTGCGACAATGCGTTAATTTTGCGTGTATATACTTTTAAGGTATAAGGTATGTCAACAGAAAACGTACAGGTTAGAGTAGGCGCTACTGGACTTGCTGAGAGCATCAGGAGGGAGGCTAATCGCGCCCAGGCGCAATTAGCAAGCAAGCCAATTAGGCTGAATTTGGACACCAAGGGCTTTAGGCAGCCATTGGGCAGGATAACTCACGATGTAAGTGAGTTCAATAAATCCATGGACGCTTCGGTTGCTCGCGTTTTGGCATTCGGGGCAGCGATGGGGGTTATAAATGCCATCACTAATTCATTAAAGGCTATGGTTAACGGCACCGTTAAGGTCGAAAAGGCCCTCAAGGATGTTAATGTCATTTTGAATTTGAACAACAATGCTCTCGCTAAATTCGGAGACCAGTTGTTTGACGTCGCGAGAAAGACTTCTCAGTCATTTGATACTGTGTCTGAGGCTGCGGTAGAATTTGCAAGGCAAGGCCTTGGGGCTGCGGAAACCCTTAAGAGAATTAACGACGCAATGATTCTCTCTAGGCTTTCTGGGTTAAAGGCCGCGGAGTCTGTGTCGTCCCTAACTGCCGCAGTAAACAGTTATGCGAAGGCAGGAATTTCTACAACGCAGGTAATTAATCGCATGGCGAATGTCGACGCTGCATTTGCCGTTTCGTCTGCAGATCTGGCCAATGCTATACAGAGGGCGGGGGCTTCAGCTCAGGGAGCTAAAGTTGAATTCAATGAGCTTCTAGCCGCAGTGACTTCCGTACAACAACAAACAGCAAGAGGTGGAGCGGTTATAGGTAATGCGTTCAAAAGTATATTTACAAGAATGCAAAGATCTGGAGTAAGGGAAACTCTGGAAAACTTAGGGGTTGCAACAGAAAATACAAATGGGAGTCTTAGGTCAGGTATCACGGTACTAAGGGATTATGCAAAAATATACAAAAATTTAACTGACCAACAAAAAGCCTATACCGATCAACAAATCGCTGGACTGTTCCAGATAAACAATTTAAAGGCTTTGCTCTCTGACCTTACCTCTGAGTATTCGGTTTACGATAAAGCCTTAAGGACTGCTGACTCGAGCACAAATCAAGCCATACAAAGAAATGAAGAGCTCAATAAAACCCTCAGCTCTCTTCTATTGAGGACTGGGGCAAGTATAGACGAACTTGCAGCGAAGCTTGGTGAGCTTGGCGCAACGGAAGGTATTTCTAAATTAGTGAATATGGTAAAGGGCGTGGCGGACTTTCTCAATGACATACTGGGTACTGGAGAGGGAGAGGGTAATACTTTTGCTAAAAATTTAGTTAAGGGAATTGGGGGTTTCCTTACGGGCCCTGGGCTTGTTATTATTGGCGCGGCGCTAGCGAAGATATTTGGCCAAGTCGCGAAATTTGGGACTAGCGCATTTAAGGAAATTTTAGGCTTAAATGTCGAAGCAAAAAGACAGGAGTCCTTACAGAAAGCCATAGGGGCCACGCTTTCACAGAATGAAAAACTATACGCACAAATAATGGGACTAGCTGGGAACACCGCGCAACAAGAGCAGGTCTTACTAAATTATATAAGACAAGAAACAAAGGAGCGCCTAGCTCAAGAGGCGATCATGAAGAGAATCGCTTCAAGTAGTGCGTTCATTGGTGTGGGCGCTGGGGAGGCGGGGTTTGTCCCCGCGGGAAAAGGGAGGGCAAGGAAAGTAGGCAAAAAGACATTAGGAATGGCCTCTGGCTTTGTTCCAAATTTTAGAAGAAATCCCGCTCAATCTGCAGAGTATATGGGCATGGTCTCTGGCGGCTATTCTAAAAAAGCTTTAAGAAATCCCAAAATAAAGAAAACTAAAATTCATGATGGCAAAGGGCAGTCTTTTTGGGCGCAAACAAATGGCGCAGAAAACATTAAGACCTTTTCCAATTTATCAGGAAAGAAGGCGACCATGGTGGTTCCCGAGAAACAAAGCGATGCGTACAAGGCATTTTCAAAGAAATTAAAGAAGAAAATGGCGGCAAGTGGTTTTGTTCCTAATTTTGCAAAGATGCCTAGGAACTTCCTGGGAACAAAAGCTAGCGATATCAGGAAAGACGGGGCGAACAGGATTTCAACAAAAGAGTTTGACGCAACGAACCTTGTTTCCATGCTTGTTCCCGACAAGGGGGGCTCGCATATGGTGAAAGGCGGTGTGACTATGCCAGAGGGGCATATACAAAGGGTGAGGTTTATGAAGGTTGGTCCAAATAAAGACCCAAAGGGAAGGATTAAAAGAGGGCTAGATAAAATCACTCGAATGCAATTAAACCAAGGCTCGAAGATTTTTGCAAATCTTCTGGACAGGAATATACCAAAGGGCCCAATGACTCGATTCGGTGCCTCAGAGGTGGGAACGACTGCTGGAAGGATATTTGAAAAGGCTGCAGGATCTGTTATGAAATCTCCGTCGTTCGGCCTTGATACCGCAACGTTTGATTTCATTGGTGGAGACAGGGGCAAGGGTGGAATTTTTGATTGGAAAACCCAGCTTGCAGACGCAAAAAGTTCGAACACTCCCAGTAATCGAACCTCAATGGCAAAGAAAACAATTGAGTTTGTAATGAAGGGGGCAAAGGGGTGGAGGCAGCAATACAAAGGAGATAAAGACCAGGCGGCTGTTGAAAAAATTAAAAGAGATGTCGAGAAAGAAGTGGCCAAGACGCGGGTCGGCGGGGAGGGAGCAAAAGGAAGGAAGGTAGGGGCAATCGGCGCAAGGAGGTTTGGTTGGCGTGCGTCAGGAGGTTACGTCCCTAGCTTCTTTGATATTTTCGGCGGAACATCCAATATGGGGGTGGATCATCTTGGCCCAGCTCATGGGGTGCAAAAATTTCAGGCGCCGCCATCCCGAATGGCGGCTTCAACGGGAAATAAAATGGGTAAAAATTTCTGGATGGCCATGGATGCTCTTGGGGTTACCAACGTATCAAGAAGCTTTAATCTCACGTCTCATAGTCGGGCCGATCTAGACACTTTTAAAAACAAAACGCTTCCAAAAAATCTTCGTAGTGGTAATATAGGGGATATATTTGAAGCAAAGACTGCTTACGAAAGATACGGAGATAGGGATGAAAGGGGAAAGCTAAAGTCGTTAAAATTAGAAACCTTAAAAGCTCACCTCTCTCAGGCCAGTCTGCCATTTGACTCAAGAGGTCCAGGTGGGGTTGGAGAGGCAAAGGCGTTAGATATAATGAAGGGCAAGTCTGCTGCGGGAACACAGGCTGATGTCATAACTAAAAGTTTATTCTCTGACTCTGACCGAGGCTTATTTAAGGGCATTTCTGAAAAATTAACGGTTGGGAATGGAAAGTTTGGAAAGGACTGGGCAGTCGGTGCGGATGGGGCGAAAATAAATATCCCTGGCAAGCTGGCAACAGAAATGAAGGCGGCTGGATATCACGTCTCGGGCGATCAGGCAAGCAAGGCGGAGGTAAAAAGATTTGCAAAAGCCTCTTTGTTGGGGTATAGAAAAGCTTACAACCAAAGAAAGGTTCAAAATGCAGTTCAGAAGAACTCTCCAATGTTCCAGGATAAATTAAAGCTTCCTTCGGCCGTCCCTTTCCCTGCAGGAGGAAGGAGTAGCGGAAGGTTCCAGCTCGCCGCCAGAAGAGGATTAAGGGGAATGGGAGCAAGCGGCGGTTACGTTCCTAATTTTGCATTAAGGACGTCCCCCATGAAGCCTCCTTCGTATCTCGTAAAAATGGCGGAAAAAATTCACGCCGCTGGAGGGAAGGCTCAGATTATAGGAGGTGCGCCCAGGGACCACTTGCTAGGCATGGGCAAAGGGAAGCCGAAGGATTGGGATGTAGAGGTATTTGGGTTACAGGAAAAAGCCCTTCGCTCCATGTTGGGAAAAAACGTTAGCGAAGTTGGAAAAGACTTTGGGGTATTTAAAGTAAATAATAGAGGAGCCGATTACGACTTCTCCATGCCTCGCGCCGAAACCAGCACGGGAAGGGGCCATAGGGATTTTAAAGTCAAAAAGGATCCGTTCATGTCGGAACTAGAAGCTGCCAAGCGAAGAGACCTTACTGTAAACGCTATAAGCTATAACCCTCTAACGAAGAAATTTAGCGACGCTGGTTTAGGCGGGATGAAGGACCTTGAGGCGAAGGTAATGAGGCCGACATCCGCAAAGTTCATGGAAGATCCCTTGAGGGTGATGAGGGCCATGCAATTTGCTGGGCGTTTCGGGTTTTCGGCAGATGCAAAGCTTATAGAATACTCAAAGGCAATATCTGGTAAATTTAACGCCCTGCCCAAGGAGAGGGTACGGGACGAATGGTATAAGTGGGCCACTAAATCCAAGGATCCGTCAAAGGGGCTGGATTTCTTGGAGAAGTCTGGCTGGATGAAGCACTTCCCTGAATTGGGTAGGCTATCTGGCATTAAGCAATCCCCAAAATGGCATCCAGAGGGGAATGTTTTTGAGCATACAAAAATGGTTGTCGACCAAATGACAAAAAGGAAAGTCTGGAAAGGTTGGTCTCCCGACGAAAGGTGGAAGGCCATGCAAACCGCATTAACTCATGATTTTGGAAAATTTGGTACCACCATTAGAACCCCGAAGGGGCTGACCTCCGCTGGCCACGCCGAAAAATCAGTAGGGGACGCAGAGGCATTTTTCCAAAGAATAATGTCCAAGGGAGAAGCCAAAAGCTTAATAAAGGAAATCGGCCCTGATATTGGGGGTCATATGTACCATACAAATTTGCCCGTAGGGAATAAGGCCATTGGGAGAATGAAGCGAAAAGGCATGAATCTAGAGAGGTCCATCGCAATGGCAAAATCGGATGTCCTTGGGCGAGGGCCACAACCTAAGGGTGCTAGAGGAATCAAAGAGGTAAGACAATTTGAAGGCCAAGTCAATAAGATGGGAGTAACAAAGGCGGCAGTAAAGCGTTTGGTTACGGGAAATGATTTAAAAAAGGCAGGGTTAATGGAGCAGGGCCCAGGGATGAAGCCAGTACTCAACGCGCTAGAAGACGCTCAGTTAAGCGGGCAATTCTCAACCACTGCAGGAGGATTAAAATACGCAAAGAGGCATCTCGGTTTGTCTGGCGGATACGTTCCAAATTTCGGATATATGGGCAAGGGCATAAGACAAGCGATCAATAGAGAGCAATCTATGTCTGGGCAAAAAGCCGTAGTCGAAAGATCCAGGTTCCTTGATGGAGGAGTGGGGGTATACAATAAAGCTCAACAAAGAAAATATGGCAGTCTTGACAGGACGATACAAAGAGATCACCTTGGCCAAGGCCAGAGAAGGTCCACCTTAGGCGAGACTGGCTCTGGAAAAGAAAGGTATGCCGCTGGAGGTTTTGTTCCTAATTTTAGGCTGAGAAATATTTTTTCAAGAAATGACCCAGCTTTTCAAAAAAGTAGAGCCACATGGAACGAAAAAACAGACTCTTATTTAGAATACATTAATCCAAGAAAGACTCAAAAGTGGGGCACTGGACCAGTAGATAAGAAAACCAGGGAAATTGCAATGGCTGTCTCTCGTCAAAAGGGAGATATGTTTGAAATATTCAAGTCCGCAAAAAACTCCAAGTTCATGAAAGAAGGCGGGAGGTATACGACGCAACAGCTTGGCCAGCAAATGGGGAGAAAAATAAACCCTAAATCAACTAATTTTGAAAATTTGGTAAGCAGTTTTCCTCAATTGAAATATAGGATGCAGCGTGGACTTCATACCTCTGGTACATATAGGAACGAGTCGACGGGAGGCCTTGGCCGTAGATTTAGTGGTTTAAGTGATCTACGGTCCTACGTTAACTCCTTAAGCAAGAAAGACTTTCAGGGCTCGCTTGGCAAGGGGGCGCAAATTCGAATAAATGATTTAGAGACAAAACTAATTAAGTCTACGGCTGATGGTGGAGTTTATAGTCAAATTGGGAAGAAGTCTGGCGGGTACATTCCAAATTTTGCGGGAGCTCGGGGAGGTTCGATGCCAAGGTCCTTTGGGTTGCAGTCGGGCAAAGCGGATCGTGGGCTCGCGGCTGATGCCCATAATGCGGAAGTATTTAAAGCGCTAAGGAGGCGGGGTCGCGGCACAGGGATGGGAAAGCAGGAAATTGCGGAGCAGGCGGTTGGGGCATACTTAAAAGGCGGCGTTCCCGCAAGGGTGGCGGCCGATGCCGCGACGTCCCTGATTTCGGGCCAAGCCGCTGGACTTCCCATGCCAGCGTTCCTGTTGGATATGGCCTTTATGCACACAAAGGGCCTTGCGATGATGGGCAAGAATATTTTGACGGGGAAAAAGCTAACTACGGGGCTGGCTGCACATTATGAGCGTCAATTGACCGCCAGGAGCCCGCTTGTTGGCGGAGCCTCCACCTTCGCAGGGGGGTATGTTCCTAATTTCGCCCGCGCAGACAGGTGGACTAGCAGCTGGACAAAGTCAAGGAAATCCGCCAAGAAAAAGCGCTATGGCAGTGGTTCGGCTAAACAAAACAGACAAACTGAAGCCAATGCGTTTGTGGGTCTGGGGGACAAGGTGCAAAAATTGCAAAAAATAGGCCAGAATCTTCATTTAGACAAAATAGACGATATATTTCAAGGGTTTTTTGCTGGAGGATATGTTCCTAATTTTGCAGGCAAGTCCGTGGGTCAGCAAATTAAGGACGCAAGAAAAGCGTTAAAAAATTTACACCCGAACGATGTGGCAGGAAGGGAGAACCTTAACGCGAAAATTCAAGAGCTTGAAGGACGAAAGAGAGGTCATAGCAATAGAAATAAGGGGACGAAGGGGAATCCGACAGGCGCTGGAAGCGGCGATAGAAACAAAGCGCCGACGGCTAGTGCTGTAGACAAACAGTCCGTCGATCCAGACGTCAAGGCAGACAGGAAAGGCAACAGGGAGATAAAAAGAAAAAGAAGGACAGCAAGAAAAAGAAAAATAAAGATGCTGAGAATGTGGCGTGGAGCCACTAAAACCGCAGGGGGAGCGCTTGAATGGGTAAAGGGGCTGGGCCCTTTCGGAACAAAGAAGGCTACAGACTTCATTGGGGATACTCGTAAGGACAGGGGAGCCTTAAGCGGGAAGTGGCTACAGAAAGGGAAGGATTTTATTGGAAGAATTAATGCGGCGTCTGCTGGAGGCAAGGAGGGGCTGCAGAAGCATGACGATCAGCGAGGGGAAGAAAGGCGCGCCAAGAAAGCAGCTCGAGAGGCAAAACGGGCGGCGGATAGAATTGAAAAAGCTGCCGCAAAGACGGCCAGAGTGCAGGCGGCGCGAGAGCTAAAACACCAGAAAAAGCTGGATAAGGGAACCAAGTCGGAAGAAAGGAAAAAAAGAAAGGGGAGGGTATCGAGGGTGCGCTCGTACAAGCGGAAGAAATTTGTAGAAAGAATGACCAAGCCGTACAAGGATTGGAAGAGAGAAAGTGCCGAAAACAAGAAAACTAAGGCAGATAGAAACGCCGCAAGAAAGGCGCAAATTGTAGAGCAAAAGAATCGGGATTTAGAGCAAAAGAGAGCGGATGACCGTGCCAGGTTAGACAAGAAGGAGAGGAATAAAGCGGAAAGAGCTGCTGGAAAAACAAGGAGAAAACAAAGGAAAGAAAGAGTATCGAGGGTGCGCTCGTACAAGCGGAAGAAATTTATGAAAGCCTCCCTCCGTACGGGGCTTGGAGCAGGCGGAAGGATCCTCGCGGGGGCGGCCGCGGGGCTCGCGCTACCATTAGTGGGCGGGGTTGGGGTTGGCGAAAGGGCAGTGGGTGGCGCCGCGAAGGCCGTAGGCGGACTCTCGGGTGGAATAGGGAAGGCGGCAGGGAAGGCGTACGGATGGAGCGTTCAGAAGGCCAAGAAAATAGCCTATGAGGCTAAAATTGCAAAAATCGAGAAAGACATTTTAAAGGCGAAGAAAAAAGAGTTGAAGGCCGCTGCAAAAACAGTCGTGGTTACGGATCAGAAAGTTAAAACTGTAGTCCAGCAAAATAAGGCTGCGGATAAAGTTACTAAGGCTACGGTTAAAAAAGCAGCAAGGAAAACTCCTAGCGCAGAGAAGAAAGCTTTGAATAGGGAAAACATTACCGCTAAGGCGATAAATGAAGCCAATGCGAAAGCAAAGGGTTCAAAGGGCGGTCCCCCCAAGGGCCCAAAGGGGCCATCCACCCCCACGACACCTGGAATAGATCCCGAGAAGAAGATTCGTGGAGGAATGGATAAAATGGGATCGCTCTTCATGGTTCAGATGGCTGCATCTATGGCCCTTCCTTACGCGGAGCAATGGAACGAAAAGAAAAGAGATGGGTCTGAGGGGTTTGGCAAATCTACATCTCAAGCTTCAGTCAATGCCCTGGCGACCGCGCAATACGCGATGTTTTTAGCGTTCATACCTGGAATTGGAATTGCCGCCGCAACCGCGGCGGTTGGCATAGCTGCTCTCGTGGGCTGGATAGACGGCTTGACCGAAAGTTCCGAAGAGGCTGGCAAGAGACTGCAAGAGGAAAATGCGGAAAAGGCCAAGCGGGCAGGTCGACAGTCTGAGGCAAGAACTGGATTAATGTCGGGAATTTCCGAACTAAGAAATAGAGAGCGCGGGGGGAACGCTGAAAAAATAAGGACCGCAAGGGATAATGTATTAAGTAGGCTCGGAGGGATTGAGGATAACAAGGAGAGGCAAAAGCTTCAGAGCATGATAAATAGCGGCGCAAGCACTTCGGATATCGCAACGGAGCTCGAGAGGAGAGAAAATATTGCAAATAGAGAAGCGCAAAAGAGAAATGCATATACCCACATAGGGGAGTCCGCCTTTGCGGATAAGGATTTTGGAACGAAGATGGGCGATGGAGATAAAATTTGGATAGACAGCGCAGGCTCTTTCTCTAGCGCAATATCAAACTTAAACAAGGATGAGCTTAAGAAGTTTAGAGATGGACTAAAAGAAACTACGGGGAAAAATGCGCTGCTAAGTGATGCTTTTGAGCAAATGCGGGCTGACCAATTGGGGAACGCATCCAGCGATCAGAGGAATCTGTCGGAAAAGAATTACAAGAACCTGTCCTTGACCTCGGCAGATATTGATCGCACGGAGAAAGACTTAAGTAATTTAAATATGCTCACTCCTGCGGCGCAAAATGCAATAAAGGCGGCGCGGGAAGAGCGAAACGATGCCGCGCTAAAGGCCATAATGGTCTCGATGGAGCAAGGAAACGAAAGATCTCTGGACTTTAAAGCGGGGGGAGATGCGGCCACTGCGCAAGTTGGGGTCAACAGGGCTTTCGAGGAATTTACTAACGAGCTTAAATTTAGCGAACAAATGTTTAAACAATATAACTCTATATTGAATAAACGGGCTAAACATGAGGTGGAAATGATGAATTTAGTTGGTAACGCAGCGATAATGTTGAGTTCTAATTTTGCCAAATCGTCAATAGATATAGCCAGGAATGCTCAGGAGTTTAATATTGACTTCGATCAAAGGATGGGCTCCTTGGGGGCATTTGAGGCGAACTCCAAAAAGTTCGAAGCAAAACGCCAGGCAATGAATGCTAATTTTGCGGTAGACCAAGCTGCTGTTTCTGCGAATAGGGGGCTATCCATAGAGTCCCTGAAACAGGGGACAAATAATCAATTAAAAAGCATGGCTAGAGAATACAATCAAGGGTCGAGGAGGACTGTGTTTGATGCCATAAGCCGAGACCCAAAGAATCTCACTAAGGCAGATAAGAAAATTCAAGACGAATTTAAGCGCCAGGTACAGAGCGGAGATGTAAATATCGATAATATTCATAAAACCGTGGGTCGAGCGGTCTCTTCCGCCAAGGTAAGAGAGGTTGAAAAGGCGGTGCAGCCCAAGGATAGCCTGTCGCTCAAGGATGCGGAAGCCAGAGTGGAGAGGGCGGAATTCGAATTGAAGAAGGCGGGCAGGGGCGAAGCGATCAAGAGACTTCAGCAGTCCATCTTCAACCAGACAGACGAGGGGATGGGCCTGATGGGCGGTGATCCGTTTTGGATGGTGCAGGATCCAGGCTTAGGGCGTCCAGAAAGGTACTTTAGCAGCTTCCAGGGAGAGAGAGGGCAACTACCATTATCAGACCAAGAGGCCCAGGCTCGTCTCGACGAGGAGCCAAGCGCCCAGGGGGCAATCGCGGAGAAAACTAGGAAGATCGTTGATGATCGAATAGCGGCGACCAAACGCGCAGAAGAGAAATATTTTCAGGACTATGGGGAACGCGTAGACCTCATGGGGCTTGATCCGACAGCGGCATATAAAGGACCTGACATGGGCTGGAATACTTCTGATATTAAGTGGAAGAAGCGTTCGCCGTACACCGATGATTGGGTAGATCAGGCGGCAAGGGATGGTGGTAGACCCGAGCAAGTCATATTTGATCCCGTCAGTTGGCAATCTAGTATTGAGGTGCAGCGTAATACCGCGCGTGACCTTGCGAAGACTAAGTATGAGGAGCTTGAAGCAGCCAAAAAGAACCTCAAGGATCGGAAGCGAGAGAAAAAAGCCGAAGAAGCCAGAGGCCGCAAAGATGGCGTGGAGAATTTAGGCAAATATAAAGATGACTTGGCGGGTCGGAGAGAAGTTCTTGATACGGACAAAACTGGACTAGCTCCCCGCATGGCGACCCAACTAGAAAGAGGGCAGACATCTACCGCCGCAGCAATGAAGGAAGTCGGGGAAGATTTTGCGCGAGAACAGCAGAAGATAAACGTAAACGCCGCGAAACAATCCCTACAGCTGGAGCTGCAGAGAAGGATAATGGAGCAGCAGCTTAGGCTTGAAGAGGAACAGGCGCAAAAGAACGAGGCATTTAATAGGCTCCAGTCAAGAACCTCTGGGGGAGTAACAAAGACCACCGTACTTAATAATATTGTTGCGGATGCAAATATAGCTTCCGTCTCCGATCAGGTGGAGTTGGGTGGCGGCGCGAGCCTCGGAAATCGGGCGATTGGAGCGGAAGCGAGGCAAAGCATTGCCGCCGTAACTGGGGTGTCGGAAATTTTCACGCCAGCGGATAAGCTTGCGTTATTTGATTTTAATACCAAAGCCATGGTTGACGCCTTGAAGGCGGGAGGAGATACCAAGTCGGCGAAGTTGGTAGAGGAAGATGCAAAAAAAGTAAGAGAGCGGATCAAGGCGGGCGAGGCCAGTCCATACGATTCGGATGCTGAAAAATTAAATTCAGTAATAAGAGAATTAAAGGCTGTAATAGAAGGAAAATTGATCGCAGCCCTGGAAAAACCCATGGAGCCGATGTTGTTCGAGTTTCCTGCCGAGATGGATGCTGCAATGAATAGGGTTTCGGAAGAGCTGAATAAGCTTAGTTCCGAGGGATTTAAATGGTACGAAAATCTTTACAATATTGCAACTATATTAGACCAAATAGAAAAAAACTTGAGAGAGAAGGAGGCAATAGACGCTTTCAACGAGGGGAGTGATTTAACTGGATATAACACAACTACCGATAGGCATGGCCGAAAGCGCACTAGCGCAAGAGTAGATGGAGGGGAAATCATTTGGGGAGAAAAGGGTGAAAAAGTTGCCACGACCAAGAACGATGACTGGCTGAATACTGTCGAGGTCACAAGGGAGGCGGATGGAGGGGTTTACTATAAGAAGCGTACAGGAAGTCACAACGCTGCCACGAATCATACCACTTGGGAGGAGGGAGAGGAAAAGTTTATCGCTAACCCAAATAAAAAGGATCTATCTCTTCCGTCCAGAGCGGATTTAACTACCGCCGAGGGTCCGAAGTGGGACTTTTGGAGAGATAGGGTTGGGGCCTTTGAGGACAGGCGGCAGGGTATTGCGGGGAGTAGAAAACCTGCACAAGCCCCGCCCGATATAGACGCCGCCAGGAAAGCCGCTCAGGCTCGCATTGATCAATTAGACGCCATAAGTGATCAAGGCAGAGGGAGTAGCCTGTTTGATATCGTGCCGCCTAAGGACTCCAGCGAGTATAAAGACCTGAAAGGCGGCGGTAATCTTTTAAACCCGATGAGGGCTGTGGGCGATCCCTATAATGGCGGGAGGGCAATGCCTGGGCTTCGTGCCTTTCATGATAATTTAAACGAACGGAATTCTATCCAGAATCGCATGGCAAGCAGCCAGGGCATAAGTACGGTCGAGCATTCCCTGCCAGGCAAGCTTGACTGGAGGGGCATGCCGTCAAGTGGGAAACTCGGCCCGTCGGGAAAGAATCGAAACTGGTCGATGCCTCGGGCCAGTTCTTCTGCTAATGCAAGGTGGGAGGCTAAGCAGATGGAGGATATGGGGCCACCTCCTGCTGATGTAAGGGTTGGTACAAGCGGGCCAATGGTCCCTTTTGGTGCTCCTACCGAGCTTGCCTCACGAAGGCGATGGAAAGATACAAAGCCCGAAGAGGATAAGAAGTGGCCTCTGGCCAAGTGGATGGGCCTTGATCAAGAAAGTATC